TCTTCTTTGAATTCTTTCATCAAATTCATCCTTGAACTTTTTGTAAAACTTATCCATAATCACATCGATAGACGTGTCTACTTCAATGACCACTCCATCTTTAATGCAAAGATAATCTGTGATCATTTTCTTAGTATCAAACATTTCCTGAAGAGCTACTTTCAATTGATCATTGGCTTCTATGAGATTGGTTTCGCCATCTCTGGCCAAAACATACAAATCGACAATGTTTGCTGCACATCCATAGTTTCTGAGAATCGCTGTCGATTTTCCAATTTGACCATTGAATTCAGTTGCAAACTGATCAGCAAGGGTTTTGTAATCTTCTCCAGCTACAGCTCTATCTTGTGTTCTTAAATACTGAGGTAATTTTCTTCTGATGTCATCTATTGTATCGCCAGCATATCCAAATTCGCCTTTAGTGTAGTTGATAAAAGACACTGGGATTCGAAAATCAAATCCGGGCACCAAAAAGGTTCTTTGAATTTCAACTGATCCTGTAACGATATTGCCTGCTGTTCCGCCGCCAGTTCGATAAGTAATTCTAATTTCTGCTCCATCGTATGGAATTAGCCCTGCCTTTGATCCACCAAATAATACAAAACCATTGTAATCAGGATCAAAATCCACTCTAAATTCTCTGCGTTTTTCAGAGTCAGTGAAGTAATCTACTTTTTCCCATTCAATTCCGTCAATGAAAACACGAACAGAGTTCCAAATTACCGGCCCATATGTCAATGGAACAATTTGACTTACTGCTCCACTTCCTTGTGTTGTTTGATCTCTGCTTCTTCCTTCAAGTCCGACAACGCTTGTGTTTACGAAGTTGCCAGCAGAAATTTCTATGTTGTCATCAAAAATAGGATTGTTGTCTGAATCGGCAGGATACAACTCTATTGTTCTTGGCCCATCGTCTGTGGATATGTCAATTGTGACAGGCGTGGGAATAACCATGTCTGTTTCAAGCACATTGTTAATTGTAACCGACCATAAAGAACGTGCGGCAATTGGAGGTTGTGGAGTAAATCCTACCAACAAGCACAAGCGAAATGCATTATCTACTTCAGAAACTGTATCAATGAATATTTCGTTAGCAATTTGGTCAATTTTGAATGACAATGTGTCAGCTATGAATGCCCAGTTTTCAATGAGCATAACAGCTAAATCAGATTCGACAAAGTCATTAAAGCTATCTGCAAAGTTTGTCTTAATGTAACCAACCAGTCTGCTTTTCATAGACCAAAAATCTTGGTTGGTATAATTAGTGTTAATCAAATTTGGCGTTCTAACTAAATTTGATTCATCAAAGGGGGTTACATCAAATGGACAATTTTCCAACGGCATTATACTGCTCCCAACGGCACTTCTAGTACTAGAGAATCTATTTTGGTAATATCTTCTGGATCGACGATATCAATTTTGATGCCAAGAATAGCATCTAACTCATCTTGTGTATCATCTTTATTTAGATCATTTTTATTAAAGTTAGAAGTTACTTGAATTGCATCAACTACAACCCTTGGTTCCCATCTTTCGATAGATTCCACAATCATACCTCGTGCTTGCTGCTCAAGTGTAAAATCATTAGGCTCAAAGATTAATCTCCTTAAAGGAGTGCCAAATTCCGGCAACATAACTCTTTCTCCGGGATTTGTTAGAAGTAATTGCAATAAATCAGCTTTGATTTGATCAACACCGCTCTTTTGAGCCATGATTCCTCTTGGTGTTTTGACCAAGGGGTATTGCAAGCCTATGAATTTTTTATCTGCCATTTAAATTACCTCTATGACCCTGTTGCTGTTACAACACCGGCACCGGTGTCAATTTCTGTTTCTCCAAATTCATTGTCACATGGTGGACCTTCAGCACCCGCCATTGCTGACTCGTATTCACTGCAATCTCCCCCACTACAATCTGGTGGATCTTGACAAGGGTGATGACCTGAAGCAAAAACTCTTTCGCTAATAGCTTTTTCTGTCCAGTGTGTAATTCCTGTCAAAGGACAAATAACTGGACATCGAGCAATAATGACCGGATAAAGACAAGGGCCTTTGCAACGTTTGCCCTCTTGAGGTGGGCAGTCTCGACCAGCCATAAGCAAAATTTGTTTCTCTGCGAAGAATATATGTAGTTCTCCAGAATAACGAAAATGCACATCTTCTGTAGCTGTAATGAACATTTTTGACACATACGTGAATTTGTCTGATGGGTTTTTCTCTTTGTCTCCAACTAAAACAATATCCATGTCATATGTGCTTCTGATAGAATGCCCACCAGCTCTTAAGAAAATTACACCCGGCTCTCCTTGTGGACGACCCTGAAATCTCATGAAGTGAGGCCCACGTTCAATATTTGCTTTTGGATCAGCTCCGCTTCTTGCTTGTTGTGGATGTAATATCTGAATGTACTGACGTTCTGTTTGTTCCTGAGAGTTATCATCATTCCAACGAGTCTCAAGACCATAACCGGAAATCAATTGAACATAAGCTTGAGTCGCTTTAGCGACTGGTGTTCCACCTTCTTTTCTTGGTGGGCTACACTGTTCATTTAATTCATCAACCATATGAATTTCGTGTTTGCTTGTGCTCTCAAGATGAATTCCTCTTCTTGGTCCGGCATAGCAACTGTCAGAAGATTCCCCAGCAGGCAAAACTGTTTCATCATTCATTTCAATTTTGTTGCCGGTTGCAGTCAAAAGTTCAATTTTGTTTTGAACGCCTCGAAGCTCTGTTTCTTCTTCAATGTCATTCATCTCGAACTTATGACCAGTAGCGGTCTTCATTTCAATTTTGCCCAAGAACTTATCATTACATCCGAAATCAAAAGACTCTAATGAACGTTCCCAAATTGGAGTTTTTCTGGGCTCTTCAACTGAATCATCCATCAGGAAGCTTTGACCGCTAATTGAAATAAACTGAATGCCTGTTTGTGGTAAATCCAATTTGTTGTTTTGTGGCGTACCCGGACCTTTCACAGGTCTACATTCGTTTTGGTGTTTAAAGAATGGGTTTGCTCCTGATTGTGACCCTTCGTATTTTGTTCCTTTAGGTGTTCTTGGGTGACCACCCAAAATTCTTTCACAACTTTCTCCAGACTGCTGTGCACAATTGGGCTTACAAAGCTGTTCTCCTTCAATTGGATTTCCATGAACATCGGTCAGATAAGGGAATTGCCCACTGTGTTCTGAACATTGATTTACATCTCCACCAACACCACAATTTGGATGAGCCCATTGACCACCGTAATGCATGTGGTCATCTTTGAAAATCATGTAGTTTCCACGACTTGATTGAATTTCCAATCGTTTCCAGCGACGATTACATTTCGCATTGCCATCAACCATTTTCAACATATGTTTTTCTGGCGTTTTGAAACCATAGATGTTTGGATACGTTGTTCTTTTTTGTTCATTTGGGTCCAGAATAAATTCTGTAGTTGTATCGATGTCTCTACCATTATAACTCTCAGTATTCCATGGAGGATAAACTTGAGATTCGTCATTTGGGCCTACGGCATAACCTTTTCTGTGCCCTTGATAAACAGCTTCATATTCTCTGTTAGGAAACTGATTTAAGAGATCCCTACCACCCGGACCTCTGTCTCTGTGCCAAGTGGTGCCCAGATAATAAGGGGCATCTCTGTTGCCGTTGTCAAATATAATGCACAAAGTGCTTCCGGCAGGTGGCACCCAGTTTAAACCACTGTCATCAAAACCACCCATGGGATTGATTGGTGTAGCAAAAGGCAAAGAGAGAAAATTAGTTTCTGGATCATGTAATTTGGGATGATAGAACCTAACTCTGTTTTCTTTCCAAGGATCAATTGTTTCAATACAAAGAGCACGAGTCATTCCATCCAGACTTACAGTTTGAGTCTTTGATGGAAAAGCCCTTCGTTTTGTTTCTTGCAAAGTGGTCCCAAGATGAGTAACCATCATCTCAAGTTCTTCTATTCTTTTTTGTAACTGTTCAAGTACATTCATGTTCTATTCCTCACGGACAAGGTGGGGGCTGCCATGCACAAGGGTCTCCACCAAGTGTATTATCGATATCCAAATCTGTTCCCGGCATTGGTAGAAACAGGGAAAATGTTGTTGTGTAATTCCCATCTTCAATCTTGTGGGTAACCGCTTCTATCTCCCATGATCTATTAGTTAAAATTTCATTTCTTACATCTGGTTTCACTGTCCAATCACCACATTCGCCTCCATCTGATGGCAATAAGTGGAATGGATTTATGAAAACTATGCTTATGGTTTTATTATAGACTGAATTTTTTGGTCTTACATCCGGCTTTCCTATCACCACTAAATCTGCCTTGATAGGTTCAAAATTTAATTTCATAGCACGTAATTGTTCTGCTTGTGCCTCTGATGCTCTCTTTTCAGCTTCATCAGGATGTCTATCATTCAAATTTCTATCAGCAGCAGCAGACATTTCAGAACCTGCTTGTTTGTAAGGCTTATTTTCTCTTTTAAATGTTTTTGACCTTTTAACTCCGGGGTTTTTACCCTGAGTATCCTTAAGACCACCATCTATAGTTCTTCCCCCTTGTTGACCACCAGCAATTCCCAAAGAGAGAAAGTTTGATTTGATAGATGGGTTAAATTGTATTACAGCACTTTCTTTGCCGCCATTAACAATATACGTTCCTATACATCTTGTGTTTACGTTTTCCTGTTTATCTGAAGGGTGAGGTTTTGGGTCTTCCCAAAAGATGATTTCACCGCCTTCTATTCCACATGAATTATGTTGAGGAATCCATCCGTGTCCATTTTCTGTTGGGAATTTAACGAGCCAATCTTTAGCTGTGTTAAGTTTATCACGCAGATTCCCTTCCCAAACACCTCTAGGGCCTTTGAATTTATCTCCGTCATGATCCTCGAAACCAACAGGGCTAATTGTTTCTCCGTTGCTTTTTAAAAAGCTAACTGTTGACACATTAGGTGGGTATCTTGGATCAGTTAACAGTGTTCTAATTGCATCTGTGAGAAACATGCTGTTATTTCCATCTTCACCTTTAATTTCTTCAACTTGACCAGAGTTGGATATCATTGTGTGTCCAGTGTCCAAAGCTGTTATGGTATACATGAATTTACCGCCATCAAAGTTAGTTTCAACTTCAATGGGCGTCATGTAATATGTGCAACTTTCCAAAGGAATGCCGCCTGATTGACAAACTGAATTAACCCAGCCGAATTCAACAGACATAGAAGCTTGAGCCGCAGCACAAGCCAAGTCTTTCAACAAATTCTCCATGAAGATGGTGAAGTTACTCCCTTTTTGATCGTGAATGGCAATTCTACATTCATGACCATCAGAAAAACCAAATTCAAAAGACTTGATGACGGCTGTATTATCGGGTGGAGAAGATTGATTTCCAACTGTAATTGTTTTACCACCAGACAACAGTTCAATTCTAACCCATGGAGAAAGAACTTCTCCATCAGGTGGTTTGATAACAGCACATTTTCCTACATCTTCACAACCTACAAGTGGCATTAGATGAACTCCTCTGGCAGAATGATTGTACGACCTGTTTCAAAGTCCATAATATCAAACATGCCATTGACTTCTAATATTTTCCACCAAAGATCAGGAGAGCCATAAACATCGTATGAAACTAAATCAGGACGATATTCTACACCTTTGGTGATTACCATGGATTTTTCATCACCTGATACAACATAAGGTGCTCTAAGATAAGTGTCGAACGTCAGTATTCTTTGCTCGCCATAATATATTGGAGTTTGCTTTCTGTATCGACTTAAGCCAGAAATGATTCTATCTCTGGCAACAGAAGCTTCTTCTATAGGAACAGCCAAGTTACCTCCCTGATTTTATTATTTGATCTTGATTAGGCAGCCTGTCACTTGTGTAAACAACAAGCCAATTTGTATCTACATCAAATCTGTAGGGACAATATGTTTCTTCGTCCCAAGCAACATCGGTGGGAAACTTAACTGAGTATTGTTGTAACACCATACACAAAGGGCCATCTGCCAAAAGCTGCCTGCATTCAAATTTACAAATAACAGGTGGTTTGAAAGGAGCACCACCTTCTTCACCTTCTCTTGGATAAACGGCACTTTGTATTTTTCTAAGATCGTTTAAGTTTTCTGTTGCATCTTCTTTCTTTGTTACAAAGAAGTGAAATTGAATATTGATACTTCTATCATTAGAGTAATGATAAGTGTATAAAGGAAAAGAACGACCCATAATTGCTTCATTGTTATAAACAGCCGATTTAGAGTCGCTTATTTCAGGTAAGTTGTTTAAAGTAATGGTTCCTGCATTGGGAATGATCAATTCACAATTTTCAATAGGATTTAAATCACCAGTTCTGGGATTAGTTGAAAGTGTCATTATTTCCTCCTGCCGTCACCAGTCACATTTCCTTGTGAGTAAGCACCCGGTTGAAGCTCCCAGTTGCCCACTAGGTTACCACGAGCAATTCGTTTCAACATAGTTCTTTGTCGCAAAGGTGAACCAGCTTCTGGTGGATTGACTGAATTATTTGATCCACCAATTCCATCTGATCGAATTCCAACAAGTTCTTCTATGATTCTGTCAAGCTTTTCACTTTGTGTTCCTATCAGATAATCTGAAATAGAAGCCATGCTTGGCACAACAGACGTTTGGCCACTTTCAGAACCGTATTTTTCTCTTTCCATATATGTTTCGGCATCATCTTGAGAATACATTGCTGGAGAAACAAAAGCAGATGCTTTCTCTTCGTAGTCCATTTGATTTGGAATGATTGCTGTTTGTTCTTTTTTCTTTTCTCCTCTTGCATCCAACATAGCTCTGGCTTGTGTGTCTAATGCTTTTGCAGCCTGTAATCCATCAAACAAACCTTCATTAGATAAACTCATCCTAGCTGCAACTTCTGCACTGGCTGGAGCAACAGAATCTTCCTGTTGTTCTTTCAACATTCTTTCATAGTTGGCTTTGTCTTTGGGGGTAGCTGTTCCTGCATCTATCTTTCTCTTTAAGCCATGTAAGCCGATGTCGTATCCGAGATCTTTATGTTTGTCTTTGACCTTCTTGAGTTCTTCATCAACTTTACCCATGTTGCCCAACACATAATCTTTAACATAAGTGTAAGCATTACCAATGCCTTCTCCAACTTTTTCACCAGCCCAACTAAATATGCCACTAAGATAAGTAAAGCCTTTTGTCAATTTACCATCTGGCCCAAGACCAATTGCTTCAGTTAGACTAAAGTTGTAAAGCCAATCCGGCACTTGCATGCCAGTCAATGTTTCAAAACCCCAAACTCCTAAATCTTTCACAGCATCAACTAAATCTGTTGACAATCCAGCTACAGCTCCTGCAAAAAAGTTTGCACCTCTTGCTCCACCTTTTTGTGCTTCTGTCATTTCGTTCCAAGATTTACCATATACAGAAGCCATTCTATCAAGCTGCTCTGCATCTTGTGTAAAGCCTCTTGTTATACCTCCGAGAGCAGCAGCCAATGGACGAATGGCTTTGCCTGCCATTTGACCCGCTGCCGCTAATTTTGAAAAACCTAAAGCTTTGCCTCCAATACCCGCCACATCCGTCATTACAGCACCAGTTAAAGCTGCACCTAAGCCAGCTTCCGCAGCACCAACAGCATTTTCTGCTGTTGTTGGTGCCGCAGCAGGTGGTCCATCTGTATAATTTCCTGCTGCCGTTGCTGCCGTACCACCTCCACCAGTAGCAAGAGCGGCAACGTCTCCTCCAAGACAACGACACAAATCTTCCCAGTTAACAACGAAAACTGGCGTTGCATCTCCTTCCATTGGTAAATCATCGCCGCCACCACTAAACTTTGAGCTAAGCCAAGCTCCTGCTCCAGCAGCTAATCCTAATCCAGCAGCCAATGCACCAAATCGACCTCTTGCTCGTGGGGCTCTTCTGGGTGCCCTTGGTGCTCTTCTTGGTCCAGATCTACCTGTGGCTTGTCTCCATCTTCTTCTTCCCATTGTACCGGCTCTTCTTCGCCAGCCTCCACGAGCACGGCCAGCAGCACCAGCGGCACCTGCCCCTGCACCAGCACCTCCCAAGAAGCCACCGCCACCGCCACCGCCACCGCCACCAAACATTCCACGAACAGCACCGATTGCTCTAAGTGCCGCAATTGCCGTTAGAATGGAAGCAAGTAAAGTTGCAGCCAATTCAACGCCTATCAAAATTTGCAAACCTTTCTCAGTTAACCAAGCTCTAATTTGCGTGAGTATTTCATGGATTTTTCCATTCCATTTCTGTATTTCAAAAATAGCATCCGTTACAGGGTCTTCAGCTTTCTTTTCTGCTGTGGCCAATTGTTGCTGAATTTCCTGAAGTGCTATATTGGCAGCTTCATCTCCTTTTGACAAAGCATCTTTAAATTGATCAACGCTATCAAAACCTTTACCTTTCAACATGTCGGCAAAGCTTTCACCGGATTCTGTGGCTTTCTGAGAGAACAACTGAAGCATTGTGTCCAATTGACCTTCTATGCCAGCTCCTCTAAATTGCTTTGCAAAATCTTCACCGTATTTTGCAGTCAGTTCTTTATCCCAAAGCTCCATAGATTTTTTAGTCATGCCTCCACCGTCTTTTACGATTTGAGACAAAGAACTAAATGAATCCATCAAAGCTGTTTCTTGATATTCTCTTAGACGTTTGTTGGCTTCTTTTGCAGCGTCCGTACCTCTTCCTTGAGCATCAAGTCCACCTGCTGCTTTTATTTCATCTTGAATTGCTTTTACATTTTCTTCGTAAGTTCTGGATGATGCTTGGAATCCTTGAATTACCCTTGCCATTTCACCCGGTTTCATTCCATAAAACTGACCAAACAAAGTATCAAGTCGAGCAGCTTTATCTCTATCTGCTGCATCACCTGCTCTCAACCTTTGAATTAATGTATCAATGTTGGCAATATCAAATCCTCCTTTGATTCCATACTGCGATTCAATTACTTGATCTGTAAGACCCATGCTTGCAAACATCTTCTTCATTTGATTTGCAGCATTGTCGGCAAACATTCTTGTGTCTTGTCTTGTGTCAAGCAATGTACCCTGATAAAGTTTTCTTTGTATGTCAGGATTAGTTGAACTACCTGCAAGTAATGTCAATAACTTAATTGTTTTAGGGTCAGCAGAAAAGAATTCAGATCGACCTGACATGGCTTGAATTAATGGTGAAGCAGCATCTCCTACTCCAAGTTTTTCCATAGATGCAGAAATAGCAATAAGGTTGTTGGCTGCTTCGGCTGTCAAGGCACCCGAGTCACGCATGAGTTTCAAATACTTTTCTGCATTTTTAACAGCATGCTCAAGAGCCTTACCTGTTACCCCAGTAGCTCTGGCGGTTTGTTGCATTCCACGACTTATTTTGCCAAGTTCAATGGCTGAAAGACCTAATTCCAAATGCCAATCCATAAACATGTCACCCATAACCTCAGCATTCATGCTAAGTTGATGAGCGGTATGTAAAGCAGTAACAGCAATTGCTTTTTGTCTTTTGTGTCTTAACTTATATCTTCTATCTTCAAGCTCCTGCCTTTTCTGCATTGTTTTGGCATTTTTTAAATTTTCTTTATGCAAAAGTCTTTGAGCTTTAGTTTCTGCTTCAAAGCCTCTTTGCACATTTTTCATGTGCTGTTTTTCATATTCAGTAGCCCACAAACCAGTCATTTCTACTACGTCTGATAAATCTAACCATTCTTTTTCCATGGCTTTATTCAACTTGCCATGACCTTGAACTTCAAAAAGAGTGGCTCGTATATTTCGAACAAAAGTATCTGGACCTGTAATGGCATCTCGGAATATATCTGTGAAATTAATTCCTACTGCTGAACGTATTCCTCCTAGAAAATCACCTATCCAACTTAAAGCACTTGCGGCAAAAGCAGTTCCATAAGCACCCAGTGGGTTTCCTCCAGAAGGTGCACCACCCCCACCAGAACCTCCCATGCCTCTACCACCACCGCCACCTACTGGTGGCAATTTACTTCGTCCAGCAATTGGTGCAATTGGTGGTGCACTTACTTTTGTGTCTCTTGCACAACACTGTCTTACAATTGTTTCGTTTAACATTGTTGCCATTTGATGCATGGCTTTGTTGTCAAACTTAGACAGACCGACCCAAATGGTGTTTTTGCTTTTTGCTTCAGCAAGAAGTGTTGATGTTGAATCGGCAATTACTTTGAGAAGCTTACCTTCAACGCTTCCTGATTTGCCGCCACCTTTGACTTTTTGATTTTTGGATTTTCTTTTTCCTTCTATGTCTTTTTTAACATCAACGACTTTTTTGGTCCATTCTTTTGTGGATTTCAACATAGAATCCAAAGACATGTTTTCTATTTTATCGGACAATGCATCAACGCTGTCACGTATTTGAGCCATGGCATCAGTTTGCTGTGAATCTGAAACCTGCATGACAACATTGTTTGAGTTTGACAGCATTCCCTGAGAGAGAGCCTCAGCAGAAATGCCTTGTGATGATCTTCCGAATAGGTCTGCCATTATTCTATGCTATTTGAATTTGGTTGTATTAAATTTCGATCCACTCCTCCCTGAATGATATCTTGGGCACCTTGGACCTTTCTGTCCAAACTTATCTGTTGCCCTTTAAGCAAAGCATTTCTGAAATCTTCATAAGAAGTAAGTTCTTCAGCTTTAGCTTGTAATCTTGATTGTATTTGTGCTCGTATTTGATCTTGTAATTTTTGTAGTTCACTTTCAGAAAAGGATCGGACAGCTCCCATGACCTGAAGCAACCAATCACAATCCATTCTTTTTACTCGTCGCATACCCATTCGATTATACATTCGAAAAGATCCGGCAACGTACTTGTCAGACTTGATACTAGAGTAGGAAAAACCTGTATTATCACAATGTGCTTGTAATAATCTTTTGATGAATGGAAATGTCAAATAGTGTAAATTGACGCCACGAACAAAAGTTGGCCAAATATCAGTGACAATTACCATAGGGTAAGGATCATGTATGATGTTTGGTGTTCGCTTGGCATAAGAAATAGGATAATTAAAAGCAATTAAAGAACCACGTGCAATTTTCTTAACACTTGGCCCATATTGATTGGCAGCAAGTTGGTTTACAGGATCAAAATCTTTGAACAAACCTTCTGCCATGCCTTTCCTTATTTTTTATGATTTGCTATGAACAAGTGAGCTGTAATCAGTCCCTGTTGTTCTCACCAGAACATTACCAGCGTGCTCAGGATCACCTTCAACAGTTGCTTTTCTTTCGTCTCGTTCAGCATCAATACTTTTCTCAAAGAATTTTTTGACTTCCTTGCCAACCATTTCTATGACTCTTTCACCAGCTTTTTTCTGATCTACATTTTCATCGCTGAGAAGGTCATGAAACATTTCTTCGACATTTAAAGGATATGCTGTGCCATAAGGGTGGGTTTGGCTTTCTTTCTGAATACGAAAGGCGAGACGATCTCCAACTCTATATATGCGGATGCCGTCAAAACTCGCTCCTCCCATTGGGTTAAGACAAAAAATGTAAGGATCATCTTTTTCATCTGTTTCAAGATGACTCTCTACTTTCATTCCATTGCGTTCAAAAAGTTTCTTCAACAAACCTAGTTGTTTCAAAGTATCTCTTTGTTTCTTGTCTATGAAATCTCCAAATGTTTTACGCATTATTACCTCAGCAGTTTCTCATAATCATTTCAGGAGTTGATGGGACACACCGTTTGATTCTCAAAAGATCAGTTGGGTTTCCATTGTATGGAGCTTCTTGAACAATCATTCCCTGTAAAGACATAGATGCCTCTTTGATCAAAGACAATTGTGCTGAAAGATACAATACGCCATCTCTATGATCGATAAATTCCAGTTCTTCTGTGTTTGGTCTCCCTTCAATGTCAATTTCCCCATCTTCCTTGACATAATAAATACTCATATTAGGAATTGGAATGATTGAACCCTGTTCATCAATAAATGCCTCTTTGGCATCTGAGTTTTTAGATCGAACAACCAATTTTCCATCTAAGTAAGCACTTTTGAGAGATGTCCCTAAATCCCAACCCAGATGTTGAACTGTACCATCACTTCCAACAACATTAATGATGAAGGCTCTTTCTCTGAAGTGTTCAGCAATTGATTCAATCACAACACGCCTGCGAAGAACATCTTTTTCTTCAGGGCTTCCATTTTCCAAACGTTCGAGTTCAGCTTCTTTGAGATACCGTTCAGGATCATCTTCTTTCAAAAACCAACGTCCCAAATTAACATCGCCCCACTTAGACAAAAATCTAGTAGACATTCGGATGGAATAATCAGACTCTTCAAATACAAGGTCTTCATTAACGCCACCACTACCGACTTGAACAGAACCTGTTAAAGCTCCAATGAACTTTCTGTGTTGATCCATTTTGCCGCCACCCAAGCCGGAAATTTTGATGAAAACATCATTCATCATTGGGTTTTGTTCTAAGACCTGAACAATGTGAGCCAATACAGATGTTGCTGGATTGGTTCTGTCCAAATCTTTTTTGATCAATTTTCGAATTTCATTTGATGATTGAAACACATTTGAGTTTTGTCTCACAAAGTTAATTTGAAGATTGTCTTCAACAAACTTGCGAGGATTTGGCTCTAAATCACGATCTCGAATTTCTCCAATCATAGAGATCAACTTTTCCGGGTCTCCTTTGATTGATTCCTGAATGTATTTGACTTTCCAGATTTCGAAATCATCTTCCTCGTTTTCTTCGGGCATGTCCGGGTATTGAGGATCATCTGTAATATCATCAAGTCCCTGTTGGTCAACAGACATTTGATTTGGATCTGGTGGCATAGCCGATTGATCTCCCGTGCCCATTGGGTCACCGGGACCACCCGGTTGACTCATAGGCGGTCCACCAGCACCCATGTCTGGTTGACCACCAGCAGGTGGGATGTCAAATTCAACTAGCCAATCTTCAAGGTTTCTATTTCCCATTGTTTTTCGCCTTTTCCTCCAACTGCTTCAAAAAATCCCTTTTGCCGCTGCCATCAAATACAATTTTGTTGTTCTGCTGGGATGCTAGGTATCTAGGGAATGTATCTCGTTCCTTCAACTTGATGCGTGTCATTAAATCAGCGATCTTGGTCATTTTGTCAGAGATGTCTGATTTAACCTTCATAAGATTCACAATTGCTTCTTTGCTCGCAGATGAACTTTCTCCGTCATTTAACACCATGTTGACAAAATTCGCCAAAAGATCATCTGATTGTTCTCTGTCATTACGAGCGTTTTCTAATATCTCTTCATAGAGACCTACGAGTACTTCATCTCCTACAATACACTCCTGAGTATCGTCAGGAGCACATTTCACTTCCATTTTTGGAACAAGATCTTCAATCTCAATGTCTATTTCCTCAGCAGTTTCTGCTGTGTCTTCAATTTCAGGATTGACTTCTTCTTGTTCCTCATTTGGAACATTTACATCTTCTGGATTGTTCTTTTCTTCTGTCATGATGGTATATATGAGTGAAAGCCCGGAATAATAAGGAATAGAGCATGGGAGAAGATCTTTCAGTACAAATACTATCTCAGACTTCTGACAACATCCAAAAGTTATTCGATCTTAGTACTCGAATTGACGAACGGGTGAAATCCATGCAGAACAAACAGCGGGATTTAAACACTAGAATAGACAATATTGTGAATGCTCATAATGAATTGATGCAATCAGTTGCTGTTCTTAAATCCAGTGCAAATACTGTCAGTATAGAAGAGTGCAAAAGGCAAATTGTGGATTTGGATAAAAGGCTGTCCAGTGTTGAGCAAAAGTCTGAAGGTATGGAAAATAGATGGACAAGTATCTTTAAGTTCATCGTTCAGATTATTTGGCTCGTTGTTGGAGCTTGGATATTGTTCAAATTAGGGCTCACACCTCCTCCATTGTAAGCTTTTTGTTTCTTAATTATTCAAGACTATTGCTATAGATATAGGCAAGCTAATAGTGGAGATGCAAATGAAAAAGTTTCATGAATACATTGAACTCAAAGAAGCAACTGAGGAAAAGAAGTCATCTGGACCTGATCCTTTGAATGCAAAAATAACACTTGGTGATGGCAATGACTATGAGCCATTTACAGTAAGTGATGATCCAAATAGTGAAAACTACGGAAAAAACAGAGGTCTTGCCCCAATTATTCGTGCTTTCAAAAAGGGCGGAAACTGGGGTTGGAGCAAGGATGACAAAACTGGAGAAGACAAACCAGTTAAAATCAGCGGTAAGAAGCTTTACCTGACAGGCGGTGCTGTTCGTGACCACCTTGCAGGCAAGACTCCCAGAAACATAGAACTCGCCACTAACGCATCTCCTGACGAGGTCTATCATATTCTGAAACAAAACAACTTCACGTTCTCAGATGGTGAAACTAAAGGCAAGAAAACAAACCAGTTCTCTGTAAAGTCAAAAGATCCAAATGGAAGACCATTTGCATTTGAAATTAATGTTGGTGATGACACATATGAACTGGAAATCTTCACCAAAACTCCAAAAGGAAGCGAAGAGCCAGAACCCGGCACACAATCGGATGATGCCGCAGGTCGTGATTTCACCATGAATGCTATGTCGATTCTTCTGTCAACTGACAATGGTGACAACAAAGAACTTCATGATTTCTATGGTGGTATGCACCATTTAGCCAATGGTAAAGTTCAAACGATTGGTGATATGGAAACCAGTTTTTCTGATGATCCAAAGCGAATGCTGAGATTCGGTAGAATGGTTTCTGGATATGGCGATCCAGCGAAAATTACTGATGATGAAAAAGCAACTGTTCAAAAACTTGCTTCTTTGATTTCAAAACTTGATCCAAATGATGTTATGGATGATTTTGATAAAGGCATGAAAAAAGATGATTGTGATCCTCGTAAACACCTTCAGATTTTTGGTGACCTTGGACTTTTAGGTGCAATTTTCCCGGATATGTCCGTAGATGAATCTTTCCCCAAAGAACTCACAGAACTTGGTGACAGAAACATGGCTCTTGCTTGGATGTTGCGACACAACCACCCAGCAAGACTTAATGAAATTGGACTCGGTCCAGATGATGAAAAGATTGCTTTCTTGGTTCGCTCTTTGAATCTTGGGTTGGGACTTGATGAACATATGCTCGATCAGGCAACCACAAGCTTCACTCGATCAGGTGTGTCAGCCAGAAAATTAAAGAAATGGCTGACTGTTATGGGCAAAGTTGATGAAGGAACAGTCGATGCATTTTTGAAGCATGCTACTTCACCACGAGTCAAAGTTTATGTAATGAAGGATGATGGCTCAGAGGGTGTTCGAGAAGAGTTTGAAGATCTGTTTGATCCATTCACGGGACAACCGACTAACCATCAAATGCTTGAAAACCGCAAACGTGAAATGGAGTACAAGAACTATCTGAAACACGTTGAGTTCTGTAAACCTGCTTAGGAGAATTGATGAAAACATTTGAACAATGGTTTGAATCAAAACAACGACAATATGAAAGCAAGCCTTTTCAAAACTTGCGACATTTTTATGGCTTCATGGAAAAATTCTTTCCTGATCTTGATGCAAAAAGCATTGATTTTCATAGGAATCTGCCTGATTTAGAACACATGCACGGAGTGTTGAATGGTCCCTTTGGTAGAAAGTGGATCAATTCTGCTCGAAATAAACTGTTTGGAATGGGAGCACGACAGAAAGTAACAGGTGCCAATGTAGGAAACATAGAATTAGGGCCGAAAGTAATACGATAAAAATCTCAGTCTATGAATTTTAAGAAATGGATAGAATCTGTTTGGTATCACGGCACGCAGAGTGGAAATGAAATTCGCCAGTCTGGTCAAATTGATATTTCAACTTCTGGTGGCGGGCAACGTGGTTTAAAAGGCGTTTGGCTCACAAGAGATCCATCTTACGCTAATCTTTACGCCAAAGCATCAAGAGAAAATCCCAGACAACCTGAAATTTTACAAGTTGAAGTTCCCGACAACCTCAACATTGCCGATTTTTATGCTATTCAAAATTCTCTTGGCATAAATGATGCAGAAAGAGCTATGTGGAAATTTGTCGGGTTTGATGTTGATGATTTTGCATCCATGCAACCTGTGCGTGATATGCAGCCATTTGCTATGACTAAATTACTTCAACAACAAGGGTATGATGGGGCTTTAATTCCAAATACCATACAAAAAGGCGGGGAACCTGAATTGGTTATTTTTAACCCCGGAAATGTTCGATTGATTGCATAAAAAAAACCTCGATAAGAAAACTTATCGAGGTTACGATTCTTGCCACAAAAGCTTAGCGGACAGGTGCTGGAGCTTCGTTGATGTTTGCTTCGGCTGGTTCACTTGCCGGTGCTGGTGCCACTTTCACTGCATTAACAGATTCACTGACTGGTCCAGCAACAGATTCTCTGACTGGAGCAGGGGCAGATTCTCTAACTACAGTGTTAGATTTCACAGTTTCTGTTGATCCCGCTGGTGGAAAACAAATTCCATTCTTGCAGTTCGGTCGAACAACAGGTTTTGACTGGATGACACGTGAGCTTATCACACGTGGCTGGTGATAAATGATTCTGGATGGCTGACACCTGTAATAGGTGCGACAGCTATTGTATGTGTAGCAACTGTTAGATCGATAACAGGAGCTAGGACAATTTCCAGCTTCAGCGAACGAAGGCAGCGCAAACAACATCGCTGCCGCCATGGTAATTCCAAATTTCATGTTTTCCTCCGTGGGAGTTTTTGACAAAGAGCCTTTTGCTCTCAACTGTAGTTAGTGGTTCTTAAACAAGAAACCACACGTCAGTTCAATTTAGTTTGTCCTTTGAGGCACGACAACCCTTCAGCATTGAAATTTTTGATTTATCTGGTAACTTACTCTAAAGAAGATGTGTCTTTAAAAGACAATCAGGAGAACACAATGCAAAAATTGCAAATTTTCGATTTTGACGGCACCCTTGTCTTCACGCCTACCGATAACGCAAAAACTCGGAAATTGTTTGAAGATGAAACTGGCATTCCATGGGTAATTGACAAAAAACTTGCCAGAAAGCTTACAAATCGACTGGGAAGACCCATCACAATGCGTAAGGGATGGTTTGGGCGCAAAGAAACCCTTGAACCACCACTTGTTCCCAATCCAACACCAGATGAAATGATCAATCGAAGTGTTTGTGATCTTTTTCTACAGTCAAAACAAGACGAAAATGCTCTAACTGTCATGATGACTGGTCGTCATGAAGGTTTGCGATCTCACGTTCTTCGTATTTTGAATGATGTTGGATTGGTTGACGTAAAATATGAAGATGGCAAAGCAATTCAAACTGATTCCGATGTCGTTTGCTATTTAAATGGCAATAATGGTCCAGCTCCAGAGATCGTTGGACAAAAGCCGCATGAAACACATCCATGGAAAATCTGGATTCTCGAACAGCTCATTCATGTTGGAAATTATGATTTGATTGAGATTTGGGAAGATCGTAAGAAGTATATCAAACCATTTGAAGAATTTGGTGAAAGTATTGAAGAGGACTTTGTCGTTCACTTTGTGGAGGGAAATTGAGAAACGATTGGTTAAAACGAAGTTGGAAATTACATTGTTGGACAGATAGACTTGTTTTACACATTTGCAAAGGTCCATATAGATATTCAGTGCCTGTTGATTCATTGCGGCATCTTAGAAATCAATTTGGCCTTAGTCCTATAATTGAACTTGCATATACTGCAAAAACACAACTTATTGGAGGTTCATTTGGGCTTCCTTCAAGGGCAAGTGTTTCAAAAGAAGAATTTCAAAAGATCATTAAAGTCATTCATTCATTTAATGAAACGGTTGATGGGAAAATTATTCCCTGTCCACAATGGCCTTAATCATCCCATGGCATTTTCGAACGCCGGATTTGATCTGGCGTTATATCACTTTGCCAACGCTGAAACATATTTTGAATTGCATCTTTTGGTACGCCATGTTTATTGCGTTGTGCTAAAACTTCAGCAGCCGAATCTAAGGCCGATTGATCCTTTCTGCTCATTGCATCTTTGATGTTGTTCCAAATATCACTTTGTGGTTCTTGGATTCTAATATCATAGTCAAATTTGTCAGCAAGTAAAACATAGGGTTTTGCTTCCCAAGCTTCGATATTTGTATTGTCTACAATAATTGGAGAAACGCTTTTCTTCATAGCTTCTGCGACACGATTCACATTCCATTGATGAGCTTCAGGTAATTTTTCTGGATCAAAGTTATATTCTTTTCCAAAAAAATCATCAGTGGAAAAAGATTGCCCACCTAAAGTTTGAGAGATCGTTGACTTTCCTGTGCCACTCGGGCCACGAATGATGTAAACGATCTTCTCAACATCTTCTAACCATGTACGGAATGAGTTCATTTGCCCACAGGTGCTACAGGTTTACAGTTTTTCTTCGATGCTGTGACTTTGAATGGCCAGACAGTTCCCATATGACCGCAAGGATCTTTGTAGTCATCGCTCATATCCTTACGGACATCACGAGCACCCGCAAATTTCTCTTTGTGATTGATCTTTTTCTTTTTGTCACCACAGTCACTTTCATTTACCTTCCAAGCCACTGTGCCATCTTCTGAAATGTCAATCAAATCCTTCTCTTCACACCAGTTTACGAAATCTCGCATTGTTAATTTCCTCCTGCTTTATATAGAGTGAAATCACTGTTTTTGCTTTACAGTCCACGTTTTTCAACGTAGAATCATGATGAATCAATTGAAAGGCAATTTGCCAAGGAATCATCATGGAACCCGGATACTACCGATACATCAAACCTCTCAATGAGCTAGAAGAAGATGGCTGTGAAATTGGGCAACTTTGGTATTTGCTCAATGTTTATGGGGATGTTGTGGAAGCAGTCCGTGGCTCTTCAACATGGGAATTCAATTTTGAAGACTTTGAGGATTGCTTTGAATTCGCCCCAGAAGGACTCATGGAACGACAAAATGAGTTCGTGCAGGCCACAAACGAAATGCATCAGATCGGCAGCAAAGCCGATACACTACGCATTGCCACAAGCCATGTTCCGGCTATCGAAATGCATTCTGAAAAACCTGAAGATGTTGAGTTTTCAACTGAAACTCAGGAACCTATTGATCCCGGCACGGAAATCTCAGTGCCTAATACAAAAGATCTTGCAACCGTAAAGACAAACATCAAACGGTCAAAGTCTCTTGCCGCCAGAGTAAAAAAGCAAGTTGCCAAAAAACAAACCGCCCTCAAAGAGTTCATGGAAGAACAGGCGATTATTCTTAGAGCTAAGACTCATGCTCTGTCTAAGGTCGTAAAACAAGCTGAACAAGCCATCTACGTCCTCAATGCCTATCTGGGACAGGATGAAGAGATTATTCAGATTGCTGATGGCGAGCCTGCACCTGCTGATACAAAAATTGTAATGCGGCAGCTTGTTCTGTTTATGGATGAAGAATGTGCTGCTGCCAACAATCTTGCCAAAAGAGGTGGTATTGATTTTCAAAACATCAATGAGTTTGGTGAATGGGTTTGTAACCCCGATCACCTCAAACAAGTCTTGCCTGAAGAAAAAGGTGTCGTTGCTATTAAGCCAAGACGCAATGAAAAGTTTTATTCAGACAACCCTTTAGAAAATCAGGCACTTAACAGAGAAAATAAATGCCTTTATATTCTGATTCGCAACGGTGAAAAATTGTTTCGAATTTACACAACCCTTTGGCTTCAGGATGTGTTCTTCCCACGGAAAGATGAGTTTGAACATCACTTCTATGATCGTTGGGATCGTGACAAAAAGTATCGCCCCGGTTCTAAAGCTTACATGCAGGCCATGGAAGCTGTTGAGGATGACCAACGTCGTTACTATACCGTTCTAATCCTTCTTCAGGGTCTTTTGGATCGAACTAAAGTCTTTGAGCCAATTCCTGAAACGGCTGCACGAATCAATCTGCTCAACCTTCATGAGTCAGAAAAACATGTGACGTTTCTGTATGATGCAGAGATGATCCTTGGTGATGGTCGCCCTTCATACTCAGATTGGCACGAAGAAGCCAATTCAACTATTGATATTGGTTGTCGGGTCATCCTTGAAGATGCACCTTATCCAAGTGAACACGACCGCAAAAGAATATATCCGAAATACGCACGCCGACCAGACCTTCTGGCCCTTCATAGAATTGAAAAAAGAGATGATGAAGAAGGGTGGTTCAAATTCTATTACTCCCGAGAAGGAGAAACTGTGTATCATGGTTGGGGTGATTTCGAAGGGCAACCTGCTAAAAACAGAGCTAGTTATCTTATAGATGTCAATGACCCATTTGTGCTCAATTTTGATGCTGTGACTATTGAGGAAATGGAATACTACCTCAATAGTCGCCTGCACCGACATGAGTATGAAAACATGGTGCCCTTGATGAAAAGGGCCATTGAACTCAAGAAAGAAGAAGCCAAAGCTGAAGCTCCGTTTTGTCAGTTGCTTATTGGCGAAATTATCAAGAAACATAAAGTTTCTATTGATGAAGCAGAGACCAGAATCGATGAACTCATCAAATGGTGGAAGTTCAAGAATCGTAACCACCGAGCACTCAGTGAAGATGATGCCAAGGCAATCCGTATGATTGTCTCCGAATTCGGAAAAAGACAAAAGTTAGACGAAGCCAGTGACCGTTTACAGAAACTGCACGACGATATTGTTGAACAACTTCGGGACAGTGAACCAAACTCTCTTTCGATCTGGCACAAAAAAGACAATCAGTATGCTGTCTATCTTTGGCACAATGACCGCAATGTCTTTGTGACTGAGGAGATTTGGGAACTCAAAAAACATCAACTTTCATGTGTCTCACAGAAAGAGTGGAAAGTCGTTGATGCTCGACATGAAGGGTGGAATTGCCTTTGGAAGCATGATCGATGGGATGAATGGGAAATTGGTGCCCTTGCCAATGACCATCTCACCGATCCTGAATTGGTTGAAGCATTCGACTTTGGACTGAAGGCTGTTGCAGACCTCCAGTTTTATGAAAACAACAGAGACAAGAAAGGTCGTCTCTGGCGTGTACCGCTTTGTGCCATGTTGAACACATCAGGCAATGTCAAAATCTATTTCCTGAAACGACATGCTTATATCCCCAAAAAGAACATTCTTTCAGACAGCGCCAATACTGCAAGCATTGGTATGCTTCAAGTCAATTGGGAAAAGAAACGAACTGGCGTTACTCATCGAATCAAAAACCAGAGTAACCATGTAATTGAATGGGGAAATTTGCCTTGGTCAGAAGATTTCGATGATCGGTATCGTCGTGGTGAACCTCTGTATGTTCACAAAGTCTATGAAAAGAACATCGAAAAAGCCAGAGCCGAAAATGAAAAGGTGATGGAGTTTCGCCGTGAAGTTAGGAAACTCACAGAACCACTGAGAAACCTTAATTCTCAGGTGCGTGAAGCTATGATTGAAGTGTTTTACAGAGAAGAGAAGGAAAAGTTTGACGAACAATACTTTGATGAAGATGGTGATCTCTGGGAAGATCATAAAGAAGAACTCAAGAAACCTGAATACCCCAGATGGGTAAATGATGCGGCTGCTCTTCTTGTGGAGCGTAACATTGATGTCAATGGTATGTCTCTTGAAGAAATGGTTTCAAAAGCCAAAAAGTTTGAATTTGAGTTTAGATCTGATTTCGAGGAAGACTGGTTTAATAAAGTCAAAGATTTTGTTTTGGAGGTTAATCCTGTTGACATCGACGACGATGATGACTTCGATGAAGATTGGTAAACTTTACGCTATTACCATGTAGATAAAATAGCTTGTAAGGAGAAAAGCTATGCGAAAAGCTGCATTGTATGTTCACGGACGTGTTGTTGTCGCTGATAGTCATCTGGCAGCATTTCAAGCACTAACCATCGAAGAACGTCGTGAATACATAGTATCAGGATTTATTGATGATGAAACGGGTGAGTTCGACAGCGATCTTGCCCGTGATCATTTTTACAATAAGGAAATTTATCTTGTTAGACATGGCGAGGTAGAAAACAAAGATGCTCCTGATCCTCCTATTACAGAAATAGGAATCGAACAAGCAGAATGTGTAGCTGAAGAATTAACAGATGTAGATCTTTCTGGGTTTACCTGTCGCACAAGTCCTTATCTTCGTTGTCTTCAAACAGCACAGGTTTTCTCAAGAATTTGCAATCTTGAATTTACGGTTGATCTTTCTTTGATGGAAACTCCTATGTTCCTTTCAAATAATCAATCTTTCAGATTGAAGAATCGCCACAAAGAATTCCCTCAGTTCAATTGGCCCACTAACCATGATTGGCTGATTCCTTTTGAGGGAAAAAACAAATTCGCTGTTCGTGTCAAAAACGTATTGCAGGATTTGCCTATCCATAGCATTCTAATATCACATTTTGGCGTAATCACAAATATGGCCAGCATGGCTTTGTGTGACGAAAAGGCAATGGAATATGGCGTTCCAACTGCATCTCTCACACACATAGACAATCAAGAAGTTAAATGTCTGGGTTGGACTTGCAAAAATTGAGATGCAGTTGACTTTTACCTCAAAATTTTTTACTCTGTTGTCAATGAGTGGCCGGTGGTGAAAAACCCTGATCCAGCTCGCAGTGGGGAAGGTCCACAACGAATACCGGGACGGGCGAGTACGAGCATCAATAACATACGTTGTTGGGGTGCTGGGTCAATTTACTCATTTTCAATTACTTTATGGATGGTGACATGAACGACACAAACAGCCTGATAGGAATGATTCCTTTTTTGATCATCATTGGATTGATGCTCATTTTAGTCTTCAAAAAAACTTCAGATTATCTTCGTGAAAGAAAATCACGAAATACATTTTTGAAACACTACAAAGAATCAGGCGGCTTGCCTTACATCAGCAAAATAAGATGGAGCAACAAAGAAGACACTGAATCTTCTTGGGAAGACCGACAACAAAAAAACGAGAATTGTCGCAACACAGCAAGATATAAAACAAAGTCTGAAATTGGCTATTGTTATGAGTAAAAAACAATTCTACGACCCTCATCCGGGACTTCTTGGTTGCATTGAACCTCTCCCTGAAGCCGTTAGACTCAAAGCAGCAGATATGGATGGCAATTTCTTCACTGTCGATGAAGCAATTGCCATGATCAAAGAAGTCGCACCTGAAGATTATGAAGTCAAAGCACATGACAGCTTCATATCTCTGAGTGGTGGTGAATTCATTGATGTGCCAACAAAGCCGCCAATGCAAACAAGATCATTCAATTGGCGTGTTTTGCGATTTCGTGAAGTTGAATCCAAAAATTGTTCTGGAGATGAAAAATGAAACGTCGAGAGGCATTGAAGATCATAGGTGCCACTGTCGTTGTCAGCAATTTTTTGCCTGAAGTTCAAGGTTCACAAGAAAAACCTTTGAGCCCTTTAAGGCCCATAATGATGCATATTGATCGTGACAGGTCATGGAGAATTCATGGTGAATATCATATGGCATCAATTGGACCTAGCCCTCGATCTGATTGTTTAGAATCTCTCAAAATCATTACCAATGATGGAAGAACCTTTGAGTTTCATACCAAAGATACAGATGGGTTTAGTTTCCGAGAATCAGTTGATGATGGATTACTGAAGCTCAATTATATTGATACCGGTCATTTCTCTGTCATGATCATTCCAAGATACAGATGGAAGCAACTATGAATAACAAACAGAAACAAAATTGGTCTAATCTAACGAATGATTGGAAGAATCAAAACGTCCGAAGCTCTTGGCAACACAGGAAAAACCGACCAATTGAGCCCATACCAATGAGCTTCTTCTATTGGTTCTTTGGACTGATTTTCTTTTTCATTATCTTGTCTGCATTAAGCTCTGCTTTCCCTTTGATTGCGGGCATTGTGTTTGCAACAGGCATTGGATTAACTTTTATTATCCTGCCAACCATGATGTTTTTTGGTTACATGCAGGAAAGAAGAGAAAATAAATTGTGGGTGCCGTGCAGCATCATAACCATCATGGATTTATCTTCCTTTGTCTGGAAGAAAAAATGGCATGATGACAACGAGATAGGCCCTACCAAATAACACTTGCTGTATTTGGACCATCAGCCTCTTCAATTGGAGGCTCTGTAAACTCAGTGTCGTAATCATCCTGTTGATCAAAAGCTTTTTTGCTTTGATATCCCGCAACATTAACGATTGCCATTAACACTAAAAGCAATAAAATCCAAAGATGCTTTATTTTCACTCTCGCCTCCTTTCTTATTGGGCTAATAACCATTGATTATTTACTACTGTAGTTAGTAAATTTTTAGCCCGAGGTGAGATATGTTTGAAAAGTACACATTCCCTATCAGCACAGTCTATAATTGTCGTGTTAAAGAAGGCGGCGTTTCATGTGGAGGAAACGCCGAAAATGAAGTTATTGCCAAGAGAACTTCTGAAATTATCAACAAGGGTGTTCACGAATGGCATGCAAATGTCAAATCAAAACAACTTGTGGAAATTTCTGACTAAAACACTACACATTCAGCTTTACAACCAAACTTCAAAACATAAAATCAAAACTCAGTCTTTTAATTCCCAAATGGAGAGTGGCTATGAGCTGGGCGCTTTTGATTGCAGCAGTTGAAGCAATTAATTGGTGGTATGTTTTGACAGTGTTGTTTGGCATAGGAGGTGCCAGTGGTATTTTACACGCATTTCACAATCATACAAAAAGCTTACCGCCAGAAACTGACCTTGAAAAAAGTCAAGGTTGGAAGCGTGGAAAATTAGATGTAGTTGTTAGTGGAAATCAAACTCAATCAGAAATTGATTGGGATGATTGGATGGATGCTCATTGGCATACATTCAAAGGAATGAAATACAAATACCTTAAAGGTGGCAAGCCCACAGACACAAGACAAATACACGTCAACCCACACGCTATTCGCACAAATGCAATTCACGGAACTGACTATCCAACAATTATCGTTGTAGAAAATGGAGTTGAATCTCAATACCACGCAGTCAAATGTCACGGTTCATCACAAATGACATATCACAGTGATCCTGATGTTAAAGCAAATGTTTACATGGAAACACTTGAGGATATCTCTGTGTACAGAAATCCTAATTCTCCACAATTTCACCCTCGTCATCCAATGAATTCCGGCTCATTGACAAAGTCCACCAAAATATTTCTCGAAGCTGTATTTGTGAGCCCTGTAAAAAGAGTTTTGGCTGGATTTGGATTTGTTGCCAGAAAAACGCCACTGCTTTCTTGCGTAATTTATGGCGAACAACATTGATCCGCAAAACAACATTGCTCGTTCTAAAGAGTATTCTGAATTGCTTTTGAACGGAGAAATAAAATGCCAAGAGACGTTGAATTTGAAGTAAATTCCAAATTCTCAGAAGAATTCATCATGCACCGACTCGCACAAATTGTGCGTGGTCGAGCAAATCGTCACTTCGACGAAAATTTCAATGAGAAGAAGGAAGAAGACCAGAGCAACAGCGATGTGCCTTGGAAAAAAGAAAACGATTCTTGGCAGCTTGATCATGGCAATGATTGGTTTGGCCTCCGGTTGGAAGTTGGCGGCGGCATTCTGAAAAAGAAAGCAAGATACCGCTTGTCACATCGATATAATGCACCTGTTGAAGGTCTCAAAGAGTTTCTCGAATACATGTTCGATTGACAAAAAACCAGTCTCAAAAACTGAGACTGGTTTTTTTGTTTACACACTACATCATATTGGAGAATATCATGAGACTAGATCATATCGCTTTTCGTGTCAGCGACAGGCAAAAAGCTGCACAATTCTGGATTGATGCTTTCGGATATAAAGTTCAAACCACATTTAAACCTAAATTTCCCGATGGAACTTCGCAAGGTGTAAAATGCATTGCCTTAGAACCACCAGAAAAAATTGAAAATGCTCCATGGGATCATGTTATGCTTCCTGACAGAGACCTCATTGGAGTTCAGGAAGTTACTGAATATCACATGGCCCCTGAAATTTTCATCTCTGATGGTCCACCTGAATCCATTGTTGGCAAATGGGTTGCTGAACGTAATGGAACAGGTGGTATTCATCACATGGCTTACCAAGTTGATGATGTTCAGAAAACAATGGATTTGTGGATGGAAAAAGGGTGGGCAGAATTCCTAAGTAATAAACCACTCACCTGTCCCGGATTGACACAGGTGTTCACGAAACCAAATCATCTTGGTGTCATCTTTGAATTTATCGAACGTGAAAAACACGGCTTCTGTGAAGACAACGTCGGGGCACTTATGGAATCAACAAAGGATATCAATGGAAGTTAAACAAGCAGCGACACTCGCTTTCAAAAACAGAGAAGCACTTGAAGAAGTTAATTTTTGTAGCTGTTACCAGTGTGCTAAAAAATTCACAATTGAAGACATCAAAGAATGGACAGACGGAAATGTCACAGCCATCTGTCCGCATTGTGGAGTTGATTCTGTGTTGCCGGGAAACATAACAGATGAAACTCTTAAACAAATGAAAGAGTATTGGTTTGGTAACGCAGATAAACAGAACGTTTAAGCTCAAAAGCTGAAGGGTTTCGCTTGTGATTGATTGCTATTTATGGTAAAAGAAGCGATCAATCAATCTCAGGAGGTAAATGTTAAAAATCTGTGCCCGATTTGTCGGGCGTTTTTTATTTGCTCTTGGAGATTTTTTTTACAAACATCAAACTGGAAAGGGATCATTCCAATGAGTGACCACACAGAGCTGAAGCGACTTCAGGTTCAACTTTCAAGAGAAAGAGATAGCCTCGATTCAGTTAAAAAAGATATTAATGAAGCCAAGCAAAAAATCTCACAACACGAAAACAGAATCAATTCACTCAAAAAGAACATATCAAGAATCACAGAGGGAGAGAAAAAAGTTATTGTCAGCGAACATGCCATTTTGAGATACTTCGAAAGAGTTCTGGGTTTTGACATTAATGACATCAAAAAATTTGTTCTCCCGGAAGATGTTCAAAAGGCAGTTATTGAACTTGGAGGAAAAGGGAGATTCCCTGTTAAAAACCAAAATGGAAAACAACACACCTTGATTATTGAAAATCATGTTGTTAAAAGTGTGACATAAGTGTTCTGCAAACTATTTACAGCAATCAAAAACATGATTACAATCCCATGTGATTACCGTCACCCACAAGGGACATACTGTAAAGATGGCCAAGTCCTGATTTACGGTGAAATGGGCGGGCGACTTCCTGAAACAATTGTCTGCCCAAAGTGTCAAGGTGAAAACTATATTCAAACTGAAAGATCAATGATCGAAGAAATGATCAAAGATCTTGAAGAAGAAAGAGATGAAATTTCAGAAGAGATTGCCCGACTGAAATCTTATCTGACCTAGAATGGATTCAAATGTGTCTTGGGAATTGTTTGTGTTGGTCAGTGATTATGTGGTTTATCCACGGTGGAAAGATCATGACCACTGAGCATGAACTGGGAGAACAAGGTAGGAACATACGACATTTTGTCCTCAAAGATCGAACAGGAAAGTTGAGACACTTCAAGAGAGTGTTTGACTTCCTACCTCCACCTTTGTGTTACCTTGTCTTCATCGGGAAATTTGAAACGTCTGGGAACAAAGGCCGAAAGAGACATGTTTAATCTGAAACCAACTGATCTTGTAGAAGATCGTCGAATAAAGAAGGTCTTCCCAAAAGTTGGTGACACAGAGAGATACTCTGGTATTTTCGGTGAGGTCATTAAAGTCACCAAAACAGGATTCAGAGTTCAGTGGTTTGATGATTATGAAATGGGATACAGTTGGGGGGTTTTTGGCAATGATGCCATAGCAAAGGTTGAAGCACGAAGAAGGGCGAGTAGCTCAGTTGGTTAGAGCAGAGAACTTAAAGGAAAAAAGATCTAAACATCTTTTTGTATGATCTTTTTTCGTTGGGTTGCCTTTGGTTTTCAATTGGAGACCTTTGGTAGAATTCGTCAAATTCGGGGAAGGCTAAACTCAAATGAGCATGCTAATCCCGAGCCAAGCCCGAAAGGGAAGGTGTAGAGGCCAGACGGCGAACCCGAAAGGGAAGGGATGGTCCAGACTACAAACCCGAAAGGGGCAGCGAAAGCTGTAGTAGTAAGCATAATTCTTTGGTCGGGGGTTCGAGTCCCTCCTCGCCCATTTTGGACTTGATATTGCAAAATCAACAAAGTAAACTTTGGCTTTACAATTGAAAGGAGTCAACATGTGGAGTTTGGAAATCCTCATTGCTTTGAATGAAAAGCAAGCAAGAAAAGAACAAGAAAAGAAACGCAAAGAAGAGAAGAAACAAGCAGTTGCCTGAAAGGAATTAAAATGAACACCGCTCTTGCAATAATCGTGAGTGGGTGGATAGGGCAATTTCCTGTCTACGAATACTGCCCTCCTGTCATTGTGTGTCCTCCCGTTGTTGAAACCATACCGCCAGCTCCAGAAATTCGGTGGCGTTTTCATATGAAGAAAAGTGATGTCTTTGAAGCAACAAAAATTGACATCATCACCCCTCATGGAGAAGTCTATCAAGATGTTTGGGTGCTCAATGGATACCTCCCCCAAATCACCACCGAAAAAGACAAATGGGGAAGACCAAAAGTAAGACACTTTTGGTATGGAGCAAAAAGAAAACACAACGGAAAGAAAGTGGTTAGGTATTATCACGCCAAAGAACAAAGCATTGTCCGTGATTATCCAAAGCCTGACAGTTTCGCACCCGCACCATCACGTGACACAAGTTCCAGAAAAGCTCCACCTGTGGAAAGGGATTTGCCCCCATTGCCACCAGAACACAGGCCAGCACCAGCATTGATTCTTCCTTCTGAAGAACAAGTTCCGTCCGAAGATGATTCTCACCTGTTTCGTGACTTAGACGAATAATCCTCTTTCGAACCATTAATGGAGTAATCAAATGTCCATAGAAAGAAAAATGGACTTTTACTTTGGTGGCCTTCTTGTGTTTATAGCGATCAACATGTTTGTGGTTGGTTGTGGTACGCCACCTGAAGAAAATGGCAAAGTCCCATTGAATCGTGTGAGTTTCAAGCTTGAAATTTCACCTGAGAACCATTCAGGATGGGTTGCTTTTAGAAATTTCAAAGTAAATCCAGAAGGTGTCCTCTTTGTTAAAAATGACGCTATTCTGAATATCGATTTACAAGAGAAATCTCTTCTTGTTGAAAAGACAGAGGAAGGTTTGAATGTTTATGTCCCCAATGAATATGACATGAGATGGGGGCAAGTAGAAGAAAATCAAGAACTCACTGAATACACAAAAGTTACAGGATACCATGAAGTTAAAGCTAGTCAGAATGGAATTGATCAAGCACGACGTGAAGGTATCATCGATCAACTCGTCAACTTTTAAGCTTCACAAAGGAGTGAACCTATGAAAAAACTTTTAGAAAACATCCTTGAAATGTCAACGGATGCAATCGTTGTTTTGATGCCTCTGTCAGTGGTGATAGCAACAACTGTATGTTCTGGTTGTGCCGTTGAAGGAATTCAAGCACCTCTCGATCAGGTTATTTACACAGCAAAAAATGCACCCGATGGATATGAAGGGTGGATGGAAGGCACGTGTTTCAAAGCAAGCAACCAAGGGGTTTTTTGTGTTGAGAAATCAGCGACCATTCATCCTTTCTCAGAAGACTTTAAAGCACCTGTCTTTGTAAGAAAAATAGGTGATGAATTTGGTACACTTCAAGTCTTTAGTCCACAGGAAGCACACAATGTTACTTGGGTTGCTAGTGGGCATTTAACTGAAGATTCGCATGTTGGCGTTTCGGAATATACCAAAGTTGACATGGAAGCCAAAGGACTGGATCAAGCTATGAGAGAAGGCATCACAGAAACAGAATTGGCCTCTCTTGAACTTATTCAGGAGAAGAATCAGTGATTGAAAAAACAATTTCATTGATCCCCAAAGTAATTATAGCATTCGTCTGCATTGCATTATTTGTATTTTGTTCTCTTTGTTTTGCTGCATTTTTTAATGCTCTTTTTAATGCTCTTTTTACACCTCGTGGTGGAGTCAATGTAGAAAATAAAATCTACAAAGAGCCATGGATTAAAAAGATCATGCACTCTGAAGAAGAAGACCAAGGTTGGACTCATTTAAGTGCGTTTTGTGCCAGCAAATTCAATGAACTGATCGTTGATGAAACTAAGTTCTTCTTTGAAAAACGTGGAGAAGACAATGTTTTGATTTACAAAGAAGATGGCAAATATAAAATCATCATGCCATCAAATCTTGAAAATCATCAATGGACCAGTTATGAAAAAGTTAACAACTTCTCAAATGCAAAATTTGATCCCGTTGTAGCTTTGCATTGCTCTATTTTGAATGAGGCTGAATTGGATCGAGCCTTTAAGGAAGGATTGAAAGCATCGGAGATCATTTCATCTGAAGTGAACCTTGCCCAGAGATATGTGTCTGATCAAACACTGGCTTTAATTCAACATACAGGAGATTAGAAAAAATGAAACGACGTGATGCACTCAAAACATTGGGATTTTTTCCTCTGGCTGGAAGCCCTCTAGCGGCCCTCGGCCAAACCTCGTCTATTAACGAAGACCCCAAGCCAAAGTCGATTTGGGATTATCAGGTCAAACACTTCCTGATCGATGCCCACCATGAATTCCTCTTCATCAAACACAATGACAGCAAAGCCGTTGCCTTCCTTGAAGAAGATACCGGTGACCTGATTGTGGCTCGAAATCGAGACAAACTCTCTGAATGCAGACCTGAACGATTCTCTCCAAAAGAAGCCAGAATCGTCAAAGAAAATGAGACAATGCTCCTGCACCTTGAACAAGGGTCTTATTCTGTCTCAATTGGCCGATCTGAACTCGCCCTCCCAAGAGTTGAATACCGCAAGATCAATGACCAATACTTCTGGCGGTTGACAATAAACAGAGCAGGAGTGGAATTCGAACCTTGTGAAATCCCAGAGTTTGCACATATCTCCTACAAAGGGCCTTCCTACGGAACCCGTGAATACAATGAGTGGGGGTTTAATTTCACAAACCACAAAACAACCAGAAATCTTCCCTTCGAACTTCAGGTTTGTCAGGGGCATTTACCACGTGATAAATTTTTTCATAATCTACCCATTTAAAGGATTGGAATAATGAATTTAATTGAACTACTTTCGGTTGGAGGTGTACTTTACTTTACCAATCAGGCAATGAATTCTTACTTTGCTTCTCGTGGCAAAAATATATCTAAACGTCCTGAATTTTCTGAAAGCCAAAAGAACGAATACCTACAAGCCATTGGCAGAAATCGACGACCGCTGACCGAAAAGGAAAAGAAGTCCCTCGACAATCTGAAAAGCATGTGGGAAAAAGAGATGAAGGATCATCTTGCTGCTCCCCAATACCCAACAACACAATCATTCCAATTCCAACTCAGCTCAGAACATTTAACAGAGAAAATTAACGCCTTCAGAAATCGTTACAAGACCACTGAAAACTATACCCATGGCGTTCTTCCCGGCACTGTCGAAGAGAAGTGTTCTCCTTTTTCTCTAACCAGAGAAGAGAGAGACTCCGGGATCGTTGAAATCTGGAGGAACAAGGAAGGACAATACCACCGAGAAGATGGTCCTGCGGTCATCTATGCCAGTGGAGCAGAAGAATGGTATTGGGAAGACAAATTCACACCCGGTCCTACAGAAAGACATGACAACAAACTCGTCTGGAGAGACGACAAAGGCGATTGTCATCGAGAATATGGTCCCGCCATTCTCTACAAGAATGGGAAGAGAACTTGGTGCCAGAACGGTGAATTTCATCGGGTAGATGGTCCTGCTATCATTCACAGAGATAGATCGGAAGAATGGTGGTGGGAAGGCACACGAACTCCTGCTCCAGAAACTAAAGATTCCGCTCTAGTTTGGAAAGACGCCAATGGTGATTATCACCGAAACCATGGACCTGCTATCATTTCCAAAGATGGAAATCTTAGATGGTATAAACACGGAAAACGCCATCGTGTGAATGGACCTGCTGTTGTTTACTCCAGTGGAATTGAATTTTGGTATTGGGAAGGCAATAAAACGCCTGCTCCCATTCGTGAAAATAATCGCTACATTTGGGAAAATGAAAACGGTCAATTCCATCGTGAACATGGGCCTGCTATTGTTTACAACAATGGCAAATTAGTTTGGTATAAAAACAACAAACGTCATCGGGTAGATGGACCTGCTGTTATTTATGCCGATGGCGAAGAAAAATGGTATTGGGAAGGTAATCAAACCCCTACTCCTGTTCGTGAAGGTAATCGTTACGTCTGGAGAAGGGAAGATGGGCAATTACACCGTGAACATGGACCTGCAATTGTTTATGATAATGGTAGAGGAGTTTTTGATGATGGTAGAGGAGTTTGGTATAAACACAATAAACGTCATCGGGTAGATGGCCCTGCTGTTGTTTGTGTCGATGGCACAGAACAATGGTACTGGGAAGGTAATCAAACCCCTGCTCCTGTTCGTGAAGATATTCGCTACGTCTGGAGAAATGAAATTGGTGAAGCCCATCGTGAACATGGCCCTGCCATTGTTTATGATGATGGCCGTATGTGCTGGTACAAAAACAACAAACGTCATCGTGAAGATGGACCTGCCATTATATGTTCTGACGAAGAACCCAAATGGTATTTGAATGGAAAAGAGTATAGCGATCCCACCACAACAGATGATGGCTTTATGTTGTGGAGAGACAAATCATTTGTTCCTATGTTTGTATCAAAACGAAGTGAGTTTGTTTAATTCACTTCCGGGCTCCGAACCAAAATCACTTATTAAAGAATTGACACATAATGTCCATTACTATCATTCAGGCAATCTCTGTTGCCGCCTTCATCTACTTTGCCCATCGTCTGATTAATCCAAAAACATCAGACGCAGAGCAAAGTGCAGCTCAAATAACTCAAGACAAAGAATCCGCAAAACAAAAATTACTCAATAGGTTTTATGCCAGTACCGGTTTGCCTACTGTAGACGAAGAGCTACGACTACGAAAAAAGACATACAAAGATTATGATACGTTGATTTCAAATCAACAAAAAGAAATACTTGACAAAATCAATACAGCAACCAAAGAAGCTGCCGACCAAATTAAAGCCGATTCTATACTCAAATCAGGTATGAATGCTGAGGCAAATTCCACTAAATCAGAGAAAACAGATTGGAACTGTGAAATCAAATCAGTCGCTGATGTGGATGATGTGTATGGATTTGTTAAAGCTGTCAATAGAAACATCTGCTCTACTTACGCTTCTACTTCGAATAAAGAAGGCAGCCATATTGTTTGGAGAAACAGTAAAGGACAAATCCATCGACTCGATGGCCCTGCATTTATCTATCGCAATGGTAGAGAAGAATGGTATTGGGAAGGAAGAAGAACTCCTGCCCCAGCATCAATCACAAGTGATACACTGATGTGGAAACACAATGGTGTTCCCCATCGAGATCATGGTCCCGCTATTGTTGATTTTAAAAATGATAGCTTGACATGGTATTTTGATAGTAAGCCACACAGAGACACAGGCCCCGCCAGAACAGCCATCAGCAATTCTTTAAAGAATAATGAATGGTATTGGAACGGTCATAAAACTCCTGAACCTCAGTTGGTTAAAGAAGCCAATCCTCAAAAACCCTATAGACGAATTTTGTTTTGGGTCAATGATGATTCTATTGTGCATCGAGAGCATGGCCCGGCAATCATTACAACACTGAATGATGGTCATCCCAAATATGAGTTCTTTAAAGACGGTCTTGAATATAAAAATGATGCTGCTGAAGTAATCCCCAGTGCAGGCATAAGACAATTTCGTCCACCTTATGAACCTCCATTGAGAATGTCTCAGACAGGTAGTCGATACTGGAAAGATGGATTCAAAGGATATCACAGACTATGTGGCCCAGCGATCATCTTCTTTGATGGGGAAGAACGATGGTACTGGGAAGGTGAACGAACCACTAATCCTGTTCGTGAAGACAATCGTCTTGTCTGGAAAGATGATGACGATCAAATTCATCGGAAATATGGACCTGCTGTGGTCTATCCCAATGGAGCACGTGAATATTGGCAGCACGGCCAAAAACAAACATCATACGGACTTTATGAAAGCCCTCTTGATCCCATTAAACACGATGAACAGATTGAAATTTCTCTAAATTGTTATCATTATTACAAAAAGGGAAATCGTCATCGGTTGAATGGACCGGCTGTTATTGATAGTTACACAAAATGGTATTGGAAGGGTAAGCAATGTTGCGACCCAACTGATTGTGCTCCAGCCGAAGCTAAGGATGGGGCAATTTGGAACTATTTTTGGAAAACCTCAAGTGGAGATTTTCATCGATCTGATGGAGGTCCAGCCTTAGTTTGTCATTATGAAGATGGTCTTTATCTTGCTTGGTGGGTTTACGGGCAAAAACATCGATCTGATGGCCCAGCGATCATCAATCAAGATAATTCCATTGCCTTTTACTATCATGGCAAAGAAAAGACTTTGGATGAAATGATTGAACTTTTCCCTGATCAAAAAGAGGAATTACTGAAGTATCAGGGTTTGTCTATTTCTGTTTAATTGAAGAAGACAGAAACTTCTTTCATGTAACGTAGCCACCAGCTCGCCACCGTGTCTGACATAAACATCAGCCATGGTTGTGCGAGTACGGCGAAAATCACTCCCAGCCCAAAAGATAAAAATCTCCTTGCCATATCTTCTCCTATCATTGTGATTATTGCCATCAAACTGCTTCCTACGGCAAGCATCATGAATGTCATGAAATAATTATCGACTTCAAAGTAGAGCCAAGCTAGTCCTACCGAAATACCCGCTAATAACCAAATTAAAATGACCAATAGATATTTCATGAATTTTTTCCCGCTGTATATTTGAGCAAGTCGAAATATGAGGCATTCTAAGATAGTCCCAGAATATCAAAAAATTAGATGTTTAAATTTTTGTAACATGAATTGTTTAAACCCTCTGGTGTGGTAAAATTTCGACTTCTATAACAAATAGGGGGGTGTGGTGTCAGCGGGGAGCCGAGGGTGGGGTCTCCCCCACCACCTTTTTGGCTCGGAATTGTTGAATTAAAAGTTTTGCAACACCAATGTTCTGGGTGTCTAAGACCAATGTCTTGGCTTCATTACATCTTCCATCCAGCGGATGAATTCCTCCCGTGTCAGATCTGGAGGAGCCTCCACCGTCTGTATGTCCTCAGCATCACGCTGATCCAGTGATTCAATGAGTGGTGGCTGCTGTTCGGCCCATGCTCGTCGTGCCTCGTACTCGCTGCTGTCCTGTTCGTCGATGGCTGGACAGTCACCGAGGTCATCCGTATGCCCCTGCATTGTCGTGCTCCCGTGGGTGGTGTTAGTGGGTGAGCCCCAGTGACTCACTCTCTCAACACTACTTAACCGGGTGTCTAGTAGTATGCTTTCCTCATCTCCTTTTCAAACATTGCGATGTCATCACGGCACCGTTGAGCCATGTCCTCCAGCACATGAACAGTTCCGATGACGTGGCTGGCTGGTTGTTCTTTGAGGGTAGCGATTGCCTTCTCAAGGGTTCGCAGTTCAGTGTGTGCCTTGTCAGCGGCTTCAGAGTTCTGTCGAAAGATCTCATCAGCGTTGGCGTTGAGAGTGTCCTCCCATTCCTGTTCAACTTTGAGGCACTCTTCCCAGAGTTCCTGTTCCTCGTCTTCAGCTTCCTGCTGGAGCAGGTCTTCGTGTTCCTGAATCAGTGCCTTGCTGAGGGCTCGCTGTGTCTTGCGTCGTCCCCGTTTGTCGTAAGTGTCAGACCCGTGAGTCAACCAGCAGTCTCCGTTGACCTTGCGTGCTCGTCGTGTGGCGTTGGCGATGGCTGAAACCATTGTTGTGCTCCTGTGTTTCCCTTATGAGTGGGCAGTGTTGTTGTCACTGCCCACTCTCAGGGTGTCAGCTTAGGCAGCCCATGCGTGCTGTCGTGTATCGTTGAGAGCGGCAGAGAGGGCAGCGTTTGTTGCTTTGGTGGCTGCTGCGTCGTAGCCTCTCAGAAAAGTTTCGCCTTCGTGGCTTTCGGGATCAAGACCATGACTCATTGGCCATCGATCTTCACCGTGTTTGTAGGCATCCCATCCCATTTGGTAATACTTGTTCATCGTTCTCCCCTGTTGGTGTTGTGTTGACAGTGTTTGAGTGGGTGTCTCATCCGAGTGGCACTGCTGGCATAATCCGCTTCATCACTGACCTGATCTCGTCGGTGACTTCACCGCCGTTAGCGACATGTCCCGCCAGATCAATACATGCAGTGATTGCACTGGTTCTGAGGTATTTGTCATTGCGTGGTGAGTCACCTTTGAAGGCATCAACGTCTTCGGCAGTTCTCTTGTTGTAGTTCATGTCGAACATTGTTTTCCTGTGGGTGTCTTAGAGCAACTGAAAACGAACTGACGGGTTTGCCTTGACCACATTCAGTCCGTTATCAGTTGTTCTACATGGCTCAGTCTCAGGAGGAGGAATTGAAGTGTTGCCGTTAGGCAGCACGTCGTCGGCTTGATCCCTTCTTAGTTCGTTTCAGGGTCAGCGGTTGTTTCTGACGGTCAATCAGACGAACACCGTCAGTGGCGTTGTTTAACATCGCATAGTCGCACCTCGCTTCCTGTTCTTGATCAGAATTATATTCGGTTACACCCATTCCGGGAGCGATGACAACAAATCGGTTCTTGAACATTTGGCTCTCCTTTGTTGTTGATGATGTTCTGTTACTGGGTGTCGTCAATCACCAACATACCGAGCGAGTTCCATCTCACGTCTGAGTTTTTTCATCTCTTCCGGTTTGGCGTTGTCCATTCTTTTGCGAACGTCCTGTTGCCAGCATCGGTGATAGTGGTAGTGATCTCCGGCGTTTCCTTCGTTAGGTCGGCCACAGAATTTGCACTTACCTTTTTTCATGGTTTCGCTCCGTTGTGGTGTTGTTGATGTATGTTTATTAGGTGTCCACCGGGACAGGGAGCCAACTGTCCCGGTGGACTCACCACCAACCCACACTCACATATTAAACCATTTGCCGCTGATGGCATCAGCGTATCGTTCCCCAGTGTAGTGAGGATCATCGCTGTTTATTTTGCTCCAACCGTAGGTTGTCACGTGCATTCGGTACTGCCCTGACGTGGCTTTGTCCCCTCGTTTGCGTCGTCGTCGTTCAACAGCGTATCGTTGAATCATCTTGTCAAAGCTGTCGAAGGCGAGTTCAATTTCCCGTGGCTTATCAGGGTCACGTTCCATGTGATTGAATTGTACCCGCATTGAAAAGCTGACAGTTTGCGGGTGTGTAGTCATTTGTCGTCCTTCCGTTGTTGTTGATGTTGTGTTAGTGGGTGTCAGCTTTTGACTTCCACCTGTTCTCTTGGGTTGACGAAGAACGTGTTTCCTTTGCTGTCCATAGCTTCATTGTCGCCAGTTTTGATACATTCTCCATTCCAGCAGTGAAACGGGCGATTCTTGGGCAGTGTGTGAAACTCAACCATTTTCATGTCGTCCCTCTTAAGGAGTGTTGGTGATGTTGTGTTAGTGGGTGTCAGACAAAGCAGGACAGTGTTTGACTTGGGTGATGAGGTTGAACGGCTTCCCAGCAATTCAGAGCAGGCACCCAGATGCCGCCTGTTGTGTAGTTGGGATTGTCAACGATGAGGAACTCGGTTGTTCCGTTGTTCTGTCGATCATCGATGACCCAGCCGTGTTTCTCTTCACCGTTGATTGTGTAGAAGGTTTCGTTGTTCATGGCTCTTTACAGGGTGTCGTCAAGCAGCCCGACGTTCGTATTTCTTTTCCCGTCGTTTAGCTCTTTCCCTGTCCTTTTTTCTTCCTTGTTCACGTTTCTGGCGACGGCGATCTCTGTCGTGTCCCGTCTCTTCTCTGATGTACATGGGTGTCTCTTTGAGGGTTTGAAGAATGCCACCGGGATTTGTTCCCGGTGGCGTTAGGTTGTTTACGCTGCTCGCTGTGCGGCGAGTTCGGCGTCGGCCTGTTCCATTCCCAGCAGTACCAGAGCCGGGATATTAGTTTGTCCACCTTCCATGTGTTTGAAGGACTCGCAGAATTCATCCCATTCCCTTGCCGACCGGATAGGCACATCATTGCCGTATCGTGGTTTTTCGTACCATTCGGCGATATTAGGCCCACGTCTCTTGTGGCTGAACTTCACCGTATCCCCTCGTTTGGTGACACAAACAAAGGTGTTGTCAGTGAAAGTGATTCGATAGCCACCGGGAACCATTGTTTCCTTGAGTTCCCCTTTCTTGTTGGTTGTCATGATCGGAATCCAGTTTCGCTTTGCTTCTTTGATTCCGATTGGCTTACACGGTTTCAGTGTTTTGATGGCCTGCACCATGATCGTCTCCCTGTTAGGAAAGTGTTGTTGATGTTTTGTTATTGGGTGTCTTAGGGGACTTCAACCCAATCGGTATAACCTTTGACTCGCCATGCTTCGTTGTAGATATCGTCACCATCGTAATTGACAGTCACAACATCGAACTGTTCGAGGATCAGAGTTCGGAAGTAGAGTTTTCCGTTCTCTCGTTTGAATTCCACCGATTCCATTGTTTCGTCTCCCGTTGTTGGTAGTCTGTCAGTGGGTGTCAGACTCCACAAACTTTGTAGACGAGTTTGGTCCAGAACTTGTAGTCTTTTTCGACGAGCTGGTCGAAAACTTCCTGACTGGCTTGCATGGCGATGGATTCAAACTGTCCACCAACAACCATTTGTTCTTGCCATTTGCTGTCGGGGAAGGACTCTCGTTTTTCTTCGGCGATCTTTTTACGACGTTCGTATTCTTTGTCGCCGAGGTTGTTTCTGTGGCGTTGTTCGACTTCATTTTCTGGTGTGATTTCCCATTGAACAGCGGACATGTTCGTCCTCCAGTTGAGTGTTAGTTGTTGATGGTTTGTTAGTGGGTGTCCCCCGGCGTTGTTGCCGGGGGACACGGTTCGTTGGTTATGCAGCCCGTCGTCGGTTTCCGATGTTGTAGACCTGTTCCATTGCTGCAAAGCAGGCACTTCGGTTTGGTCGGTCGGTATCGTCTCGACAGGAGTTCTGTGCAATTCGGAATATCTCCGCAGCGGATCGTCGTCCCAGTCGATCTTTGATATCTTCAATTGAGGCGTCACCATAGGCTCTGATGAAATCAACCAGTCCTCTCAAGAACCCATTGCCACCAGCTTGGTATTCAAGCCCTCGCTTGCTCCTCCACAAACTGAGAATTTCAAACAGTTCGTTGAGAATGTCATGTGAATACGCTTCGGTAAGGGGTGTCAGAGACCGGATATCTGCCGTTCTGGTGTTGAATCCGGGAGTGTTGGGGATTGAAAATCCCCATTGTGTCAAGCCGTCTTCGATATCGACAGCAAAAGGATATTCAGCTTCCAATGCTGCTGAAAATGCGTCCCAGACATTCATTCGACGACTGTTCTGAGTCAGTTCGTGGAAGATTGCAGCACAAGTTGCTTTGTTGACTCCGAAGTGGATTTCGCAAGTGATGTACTTTTGATGTTCCATCATTTCCATCATCCACAATGTGTGTCGTCCATCAATGGGTAGCAACTTTCCTTTGACATAGACTAAGATTGGATTTCTCACAGCCCGTCGATTGAAACTGTCTTTGAGTTCCAAGCTGTGCGACTTCACGTGGTCACGGAAGTTGTAGTTGTTGTTCTTTCCCAACTCGATTTTTTCTCTGTCTACCAGACAGAGATAAGCCAAGCTGGTAAGCTTGCAAAAACATTTTTCAATTCCTGCTTTGTGGTGTGTTTTTGCCAGTTTCTTAGGCTTAAAATTGTCCACGTTTACTCTCCCCGAGTGTTAGAAAATGTTTTGAGCGTTGTTTGCTCACTGCCCTATCGCCGGGTGTCAAAAACATCACCCCCGACAACCCGGTATTGTCGGGGGTGTAAAAATATTTTCTTGTAAAAAGCGACTCATTCAACAGAACCCTGCTGTATAGAATCGTAGACGCTTGTCTTTTGGGCCGATTGGCAGTATCATTTCGACTACCACATCAGCCAGTTTGTTCGGCGGCGGTTTACCGCTGTACCGGGCAAAGTAGAATATCAGAAATGCAAACATCATTGCTCCAGTTTCAGGAAGAACCCAGACCTCCCTGTTTAGCACAGGGCACCCCGATTTCGTGCTCCTAGTCACTCACAACGAACTGGACTAGCTGGGCGGGCGTTGTTTCGATGAGTTGTTAGTGGGTGTCTTACTCAACCCGGTCGTGGACTGAGATTGGTGCAGTGTAGTTAATGTCATCATGCACCATTGCATTAGTGGTGCTGATGTAGCTGCCACCAGCCATGACGTGTTTGCCATTGCGAATTGCTCCGACCCACTTGGCGGCATAGGGGTTATCGAGACTTGGCGGTCCTGATCGTGGCAGGCAGAGGATCAGACTGTCATTGGTCAGGAAGTGACAACCTTTGACAATCTCTCTCACCTGACCATATCTGGGCAGATTTCCATCGACATAGACACGCCAGACATTGATTGAGTCTCTTCGGCGGGTGATGCCATCATTGGTGCAGTCGTGGTGATTGATCAGCACCGTCATTCGGTGAACATGGGCACTGCATCGTTGTGCAATTGTTGGATTGGTCGTGGCGATTGTCATTGTCTCTCCCCAGAGAAATGTTTTGTTGTTGATGGTTGGTTACTGGGTGTCAGATTGGAGATGGAGGGACTCGAACCCTCGTCCAAACTTATCACGTTATCCCAAACACGAGCGAAACATGGGCCTTTTCTCGTTGTCGCCTACCCTATAGCGGCGACTGTTCAGCGTGATAGCCTGTCAATACCATTCATCCCCGAAAGAGTTAACTGTGACACGGCCACCACCACGTTGGCGCTCCTCGTGACCGTGCCCCCGGTTACTTAACGCCCTACCCTGCCACAACCGGGTGCATCAGGGATTCAGGCTGACTACTCCATTGGACTTCTCCACCTAGTTGACTTGCCTTTGCCAGAGGCTTATTGGAGCGGCTTTGTTACGCTGTTACTGGGTGTCGGACAACACACTCAACACCGGCTTTGTCGCAGATGCCTTTGAGTAGTTCGAGCCAGTTTGGTTGTTTGTTGAAGATATCCCCGTCGATTCCGAAGATTACTTCTTTCCCATCGTTGTACTCTTCCGAACTTGATCGGATTGCGTAATTACGATCCACAATCCACATGTGTGGTGTTCGGCTTGACTTCGTTGCCAGTTTACCGGGTGTCCTCAGATAGCACATATGATCGTCACCGAACAAATGTGCATCACTAGAAACCTTGACACGAGCCAGATTGAGCCCAATGCCCATTAGTCGTTGACGAATCAGATGCAGCAGGTGAATTTCAGCTCCCCAACCATGAACATGGCGGGTGTATCCACTTGCCGTAGCTTTTTGGTCGGTGTCCTCTTTCTGGACAACGAGTGTTCCTGAGTCTTTGAACAGATTGAACTTGATTTTCATTGTTTCTCCCCATGAGCGTTGTTGATGAATTGTCAACGGGTGTCATCGAGGGATGAGCCAGACCACTACCCCGCATTGTGAGGACACAAGATAATCAGTCAGGTGCCACAATTTGAGACGATCTTCGTGCTGTTGATCCACCACAACCGAAACTGCATTAGTTTCGGTTGTGGGAGTAGTGGCTTTGATGCCGGTCTTTTCAGACCATTGTTTGAGTTTCATCACTTTCCCCGAAGTTTGTCGGCTTGTCGAACTAAACCCATGACGGGTGTCATCGGCCAGTTAACTCCCTGTTCCATCAGCCAGAATCGGGCTTCAGGTTCATCATTGAGGAATCGTTCAAATGCCCAGATTGGCATACGATCATCGGTCGGCGTTGACCGCATGACAGCATAAATCAGAACTTTGAAGTTGTCTTTTGCTACCTGTTCATCGGGTGTCTCGGCTGACTCACCGACAACTGGCCAATAACAACCGTAACCTGCAAGAAAGCCACGTGCGTTATCATCATCATTGAGCCAGTTGGTGAAGTTGACAATCGGCAGGACTGGAGGATCAAATCCACAATCCATGACCAAGTGATTTCCCAACTCCATCAAGATCTTTTTCAGGTTCATTTTTCTCTCCCCAAATCAGTGCATTGTTCGTTGTGACCTGTCTGACACTTGTTTCTTGGGTGTCAACAGGTTTGACGTGGGCATAGCCCGGTGGGCTGTGCAGCACTTGCCCAATGAGTTTGGGATAGTTCACCCGGTTAAACTCATTGTTGACTACCAGAAATGTCATGATGACTCCTTGGGTGTCAGCAATGGGAGGAGTGCAGCGTATTCTTCGCTATTCTCATAGAAATACTCGGTTGTCTTGAGAGTTCCTTCCCAGACAACCACCTGATTGTACTCAGTCAGACCGACAGCGTAGATTCTGCCGTCATCACCGTCCACCAGAATCATATTCTGATGGTAGGTAGTAAACTTTGGTTTGCCGGTTGTAGTGCGACCGACACGAGAGCCACGTTTGTTGGTTTCGACGAAGAATTTCGCCGTAACACGTTTGCGACCATGAGGCCAATCTTCGATTGTTGCCTCAGTACGTGGATTACTGAACTTCATTGTTCTCTCCCCAGAGAAGTTGTTTTGATGTTTTGTTAGTGGGTGTCTAAGGTTTGGCGATACCACGTTCCCGTAGGACAGTATCAGCATCAACACCACGTTTGGCGAGTTCTTCCCGTGCCTCATAGTACAGGCTCAGGTCTTTCCCGTTAGCACCGAGATCAGCAGTAGCCTCTTTTTCGAGGACGTTCTCAACCTGCCATGTTTTCAGCGATGAACAGTAACTCATTGTTTTCTCCCCAGAGTTTTTTCCCATTTGATGGGTGTCATAACCAGCCGAAACATTCGGCCATTTTCTTTTTCGACAAACAGGACAAAGTTTCCTTTGTCGTCTGTTTCTGATCCTTTTATGATCCCGATATTATCCAGCCACGTTGACATGGATTCTTCAGGAATAATCGAATCAATTTCAGCCTGAATCAGGTCGGAAAATGCTTTTGTGACTTTCCGACGCTGATTGGCTTCTTTCCGGGTGTCAGACTTCGACATGATAAAACGCTCTGTCGATTTCTTTCACGGTGTAGGCGTTGTGCAATTCATTTGCCAACTGTTCCACCAAATCTCGGGCATTACGGTGCAGAACTCCACTGGAGTTTGCCCAACTAGACCCATTGTCGTTTGACCATTTGCGACCGAGCAGTCGGGCGACGTGTCCGCTGATGTTGGTCAGGGTGTTTCCATCCATGACCATGACAGCGAAATATTTCTTTTCCGGGTGTCGTCGTCCGTAGTCAATTCGCATTGTGTAGATCGTGGTTCCCAGATCACACAGTCGTTCCAGACGTTTCCGAGCGTTTGCGATTCGTTCAGCGTTATCCATCGTTCTCAATGTCCCTCACTTTGTTGGTAGTGACTTCCCCGCCAGTCATTCCATTCAGGGTGTCAACAAACAGGTCGAGCCATTTGTAACTAACGGCTTCTTCGCCAGTCAGTTCAAAGTTGTAGCAGACAATACAACCATTGCTGTTTGGAGGAGGAGCAGGAACAGAATCGGCGAATCCTTTCCACTCAATTTTTAGTCCACTCATTGGCCCTGCCATGAACGCAAGCATTGGCTGGAGTGTTTCATTTTCGTGCAGGTTGTAGGGTGCTTTGCCTTTGATTTCGACACGTTTGACGTTTGACATTGATCTCTCCCAAGGTGTCAAAAATGAGACGGCGACAGCCTACCCCGTGGGCACCGTTACTGGCTACTGGACTGCCCCGTCTCGTGCAGTACGTTACAGGGTGTCCAATAACACCAACCCGGATAAAGGCCAAATAAGCCTTCGCTCAACTATAGTGCCATCCTTTAACCGGGTCGGCTAAATGTCACGCAGTAGCGAGGGAGTAGATTTCCCCGCCGTACCTGATTTCCAGAACATTACTCAACAGATAGTCACGACAATAAATTGCCTTTTCTGTTTTCTGTCGAGACGATTCTTTTTTCTTGGCGACGAACGGCAGAACTTCTGCCTTATCGACTGGTTCCCCGTCGATTTCGTATCGCCACTCCAATGACCGTTCTACCTTGAGTTCAAGATAGATCAGTTTGTCACCACCTTTGTTGGTATGACGTACAAAGGGTGTCCCCTTTACACGATGCCCCCACGCTCGTGGGAGTGGCTCGAAGTGCTCAATGTGACCGTCTGGCGTCAACGGCTGTTCTTCCCTCATTCGCTGGTTGTTGACGCTGTTGGCGTAAATCCAGTTGAGGAAACCATTGACTTCCGACCGTTTCTTGAGCCGACCGTCTTTGTGTGCCTGCCAGAACGGATTAGGAACGCCGTCCATTTTTGCACGCAGGTTATGCTCTTTTGTCAGAGCAACGATTGTTGCCGGGAAGGCAGAAGAATTTCGTGCCAGCAAATCCCGGACAAGTTCAAAACGAGTAATCGTTTTCATTGTTCTCTCCCCAGAGAAGTTTTGTTGATGTTACACCCCGTTACTGGGTGTCTACTTTTCAGGCCACTTGCCTGTCTCGAATGCCTCAGCACATTTCCGCACAAATTCTCGTTCATGCATGTACGTTGCTTCACGCACTGGTGTGCAATCAATTGTGCGAGATTCCATCGTCTTGAGATTGATGATTTTTCTCGTGCCCAGTCGCCAATTGCGACCGGAATCAGTAATGTTTACGTGGTCCATTGTTTCTCCCCGTTGTTTGAAAGCTCTCAACCGTCCTGCCCTGTTAGACGGGTGTCCAACAGGGCAGGCGGCGGGGAGAGTTTCGTTATGCCACCATTTCCAGAGCGAGCTGGAATGCTCGTTCCTTAAAGGCAGCCCCGTCATTCTCGATAACCGACTTGTATCGGTTCTCGTTCGTTGCTCGTTTGTCACCACGAACAGTCCGACGTTTGCCATGGTCAATAGCCTCAGTCACACTGTTAAACAGTGCCCACCAAGTGCCCTTGACTCCCTTCATCTGCTGTCCGGGCTGTTTGAACATATAGCGAAGTTCGCCAACCTTTCGGTCGTGAGCATTCTTTGCTCGGTTGTATCCTCGTTCCGTTGAGTACGTTTCCTCAACAGGTGTCGGATACAGTTCTTCCATGTAATCCGCTGCACGTTCTTTGTCGTATCCCACCAACAGTTTCTGTGCGTTTTCACGAAACAGGGTGAACTGTCGATCAAACTGACTGATGGCGTCTTTCGCCGCATCCAGCTTGAGTTTCATGTCACCAGAGTGCCGAATGGCAATCTGATTCGTGTTGCCTTCCAGTGCTGCACGAACCGTGTTAGCACAAACGGCACGAACGCTTGTAGGTGTCAGAATTGTTGATCCGCCACCATGCTGAAGTTTCGCCATGACATAGCGAAAACTCACATCGCCGGGAACAACTTCGTCATAGGACGGCATACGAGCGAGCAGAACAACGCTCTTTCCGCCATTCAGGACGAAGACTGATTCGTATCGAATCACGCCGTCCATGTGCAGGGAATCGAGAAACTCGAATCCTTCACGGTTCTGGAGTGGTTCGTACTTGTCACCCACTACGTGGAGGAGTTTGCCGGTGTCTGTTCTGACCAGACGATACCAACCGTCATCGGCGTTGCCGTCAGTGTCACAGACAGGACGTTTTTCCACCTTGAAGAAAATTGAAGGAAGAATTTCCTCAATTTCCTGTGAACAGGGTGCCAGACCTTCACCCGGTCGCCAGACTTCACCAAGGCCATGCCATGCGGGTGAATTCGCATAGAGTGCTTCGTGAGCCAATCGACCATCGGACAGTCTTACTGCTTCAATCTCATGTGACATAGTCACTCTCCCAAAAAGAAAACTTTTGTTTTGGCGATTGTTCGCCACTGTCCCATCATAGGGTGTCCACTTTTACTCCCAGCGATCAGGAAGTAAGAGTCCAAGGCCGATGGGTAGCCTCGATTCCTTGATTGTCACGAATTTCACGATGATCCTCATCCAGCATATTCGTGATAGTATTGCAGTCTCCTCGTGTCAGGTGACCATCCAGCGTCCCTTGAACAATGAATGTCGCTGTGACTGCCGGATGTCGGCGGGACAGATTCTGAATCACAGCAACATAGTTTTTGTTGTGCCAATCAGCGATCAAATTACTCACTGATCGGTCGATGACTTCGTTGTACTCAGGTGTCACACTTACTCTCCTGATATTTGGCCCACAGCAGCGGGCATTCGGTTGCCAGCCATTCCAACACGTCACTCAGTGTTCCCGTCTGAGAACTAGCGTGAGTTGCAACAGCGTTGTATTCGTCTTGCCATTGTTCGGGTGTCGCACCCCATCCAATGCAAAGACCATCTTCCCGCATTCCGTACTGTCGATCCTCAGCATCCTGACGAATGTTCTCAATGTCTGATTCCACAGCGGCAATGAACTCCAGACTGTCAACAGTTACACCGTGTCGAGCAGCCACTTCTTTGGCAATGCCTTCCAGCTTCTGTCGTTTCTCAGCCTGTTGCCTTGCTTCGTGGGTTTCCGGGGTGTCCACTCGTTGAACGATGGCAACACCACAGTTGTACTCAAACAGAGTTTGAAACAGCTCCAAACCATTTTCATTTGGAATGCGGGTATCGATCAGAAGATACTTCAGGCAATCCTCATCAAGATTGAAGACAAATTCCTTTGCCATGGCGGCAACGTCACAAGTCTTGTAATACCGACGATCACCGTACAAATCAGGATCGTCGTTAATCATGGTGACCACGATAGTGGGAATGCCCACACGCTCAATAATCGTGGAAACATATTTTTCCATTCGCTGCTTGCGAAAGGCACAAAGTGCGGCCTGTCCATAACCTTCGCCGATGAATTCAAGCATGTCGTTCATTTTGTCTCTCCCGAAACAACTTTTGTATTTGTCACTGTCTGCTTGATGGGTGTCAGCTAACTCCCTGACCGTTGGGAGTGTTGTCACATCCTTATCCTACGGAGTAAGGAGTTAGCTGTAAAGCAGGTTCAGGAAAAATTCAGCAAAATTTCTGTCAGGTTTCTGCGATTTTGCTCTTGAACTCATCAATTCCATAGCAAAGCATTGATCTGTTATCACGATCTACCTTGCGGTATTTCTCCAGAGCATCTTCGGAGATTTCTTCCCATCCATTGGCCATGCACAGGTAGTATTTGCCCTCAACATGAGCAACGTCACCCATACTGACAGAGCAAAACGGCTTTGACTGAAACATGTTCTGCCCGTAGTGGAAAATGCGTTCCAGCAGGGCAAACACGTCTTTCTTGCCGTCCGTAGTACAGGCGTAGACTTCACTTTCCGGGATATCAACCGGACGAATCTTTTCCACATCCTCAAAAGCCAGCATGTGGACCTTGAATGTAAGGTTAGCCATCTTCACTCTCCCAAGTGTTCTTTGGTGATTGTTGTTGTCACTCTCTTGCCTATTGTCAGGGTGTCGCCAACCTTGAATACTGATGTGGCGTCCTCTAACAACTGATCGGCAGACAATGGAGTTCCATTCACTTTGACAGCTTTATGAGAAACTGCTCGACGACTTTCGGCCATCGAGCAGAACTCAAATTGCATCAAAAATTGGTTAACTTTCATCAGACTCATTCTGACATAATTCAGAACAGTAACACTCTCGATGCCAGTCTTCGTCGGTGTCCTCAAATGCCTCATGACAATTCAGACAGATTTCAACTGATGGTGTGAAGTGATGTTGTTCGGCACAATACTCTGAGCAACAATCATACTCGCCGGTATCAGCGTTGCCGTATTTGTTCTTGCCGAGAAAATCTCCACACTGAGCACACTTGGGTAAGTTCTCGTCGAACTCCTTAGCCCCAGCGATAAGAGTGTTGTAGGTGTCCTCATTGGCTGGTTCACAGTCCAATGGCATACTTGTGCCATGTGTAAACCCACAACCAATGTGGATTTCCTCGTCAGAATCAGCCTGCCATGCCTTGGCAATGGAAATTGCTGTTTCAACTGCTTCGGTCATGTTGGTGAATGTCTCAAATTCACCAACATATTTTTTGACCAGAGCATCAGGGCCGGTGTAATCAATGCCACCCTGAGTGATTTCGACAGTCGGGTGTTCTTCACCCCAGCGTTTCTGTCGTGTAACGGTAAACTCATTGACTGCGATAGTCATCATAACACTCTCCCAAGTGAACAGGTTGTTTGAACAACTCGTTACCGGGTGTCGTGTTCCTTACGAACCTTCCGGTAGCATTCAATAAATTCAGCGTCAAATGAAGAACGCCATCCACAGCGGCAACGAAACTGATTCCCATCCCACTCTGTTCGTGGATGACCTTTACGACAACCATCACTCCCACAGTAAGGGGAGTATCCCGGTCGTGTCAGAAGATTCTTACGAACAATGCTCATATCAGTTCATCAATCTTCTTAACTTCGATTCGGGTGTCATCTTCAGCCCAGCACAATCCACTGTGAAGGACAGCACACAAATCGCCGTCATCATTCCGGCGACATTCATGCACACGCCCAGACACTGGGAACTTCACGATGTAACGCTGTTCATCGCCAAACTTGTTGATTTCGTTTTTCTGGCAGAAGTCAACCAGAGTCTGGCCTTCCTCCAACATGCCGAGATAATTTGCCCTTACACCTTCAGTGTTCTTGATGGCAGTCGGCACGGCCTGTTCAGGTGCGTCACAATCGACTTTCGCAACCCAGCGATTCGCTGAATTGACGTATATTGCTACGACGTAGGTGTTCATCTCTCTCCCAAACCTTTCATGGTGTCATCTTCACCAAGATAGCGAACATCACCAATATCAGCGGTGTCAGCTTCGTAGTCTCTGACTAATTCAAAAGCAGCAGTAACTACACGATGTTGGTCGTAAGCTTCTGAGAAGTTAGATGGCATACAGGATGACATTCCAACAGTCCACCCGTCACCATAATTGGCCAAAAGAACAACATCATAAGGAGTGTTTTTATTGTCTGTGTAACCACGAACTTCAACACCAGTTGTGCCTGCTTTTTTCAGTTCGACTTTCATCGTCGGTTCTTCTTCCTGTTTTGTCGTGCCCGTTTCTTGGCTGCACGATTTTTTCGTTTGATTGATCGTTCTTCAGGTGAAGTGAAGTAACCTCTTCGTGATGGTTGATCAGGTGTCATCGACCCCAAAGCAATCATCCCCATTGTCAACATCGCCATGTCCCGTTGATTCATCTGTTTTCCTTTCTCCAATTTCACAACCAACCAGCAATGCCGACAGCATATTGCCCGAAGATTCTTGAACACGTTTGAGTTCATCTCGGACAGCAGCACCACAAGCATCACTTACTATCTTTGCTGACTGAACGATTATTTCTGCATGCTTTTCACAGCGAGCAGCCAGTCGATCCAGTCCCAAATGTCTGGCTGATTCAGCGGTGTCACGAAGTGAATAAGCAATGTCATTGAATTGCTCGTGCATTTCGTAAACGACGTTAATCATTTCTTTCATCAGACATTTCCTGTTTTAAGCCAACCACCCATGCAGAATTGCAGAGGGGTGGCGGCGGGGAGAGTTTCAAACCGTGCCAGCAATTGCTGACACGGTGGGGAGAGTACCATCGTGTACCACGAATTCCTCAATGTTCTTGTCTTCAATTCGGTGATAGGTGTCACTCACTGGGATAGTGACATAAACTCTGCCACCAGCTTCAACTGTGATATTATCCTCAGTGATCTGCACCACCTTTGCCTTGAGTCTGTCGGCTCTTTTCTTCGCCACTCCCAGACGGCGATAAGTTTTTACGCAGGTGTTTGTACTTCCCCAATTAGCGAAACTTCGCCAACGGTTATCACGACACATACGCATGCCGTCTTTGATTAGAAAAATCATTTCCAGCTCCCTGCATCAAGTTTCAATTCTTTCCGAATTAGCTTCAACGCAGTCTCAATGTGGGTGTCATGCAACGTCACTCCATTGTCGTCGTATGACTGGAAATTTTCGTCGTGAGGAACCAAACGAACCCACGTTCCATTCGCAAAACATGGATGATTGTCGTTGTACTGCAACTGATTTGTCAGTTTGTGGTACAATGCCCACATGAGTTGACAGCCATTTCGATCCTCAGCGAAGTCACGACAATTCTGCGGCCCCAGATGATCCGCAATAGTACGAATCCCGTTTTTCAACTGTTCGTACCGGACTTGTGACATTTTCATTACTCTCTCCCCAAGTTTCTGTGATCACCACCACACAGGTAACAACCGTCAAGTCTGTCACACTCTTCAGGTGTCCACGGTGAGTCACACTGAATCACCTCAGTCTCTACTGCCTTGATCGCCACAATCTGTGCGGCCTCATAAGCATCAGACAAAGGATTCGGACCCATGTTATCTCGATGGCAATAATACCAGATATCGAGATAGTCAGCCTTCGGCATGACAACACGGACAATACACGACGGAGCCGGATCAGGATATTCTCCTGTGTCGGAGTAATCATTGGGACAGGTGTCACCCCAATCCGGCTCCGTGTCCACACGACAGTCTACGGCATTTCTTGCACAATCCAAAACCGCACCGTCGCCGTAGTAGCTGATATATCGTTCGACGTTCATCACTCTCTCCCCTAAAGTTGTGTTGATGAACAAATATCAGGTGTCAAACAGCAGCCATCTTCATGTAAAGAACAACCTGCTGAGCACTCATTTTGTAAACCTTGCCGTTCGACACGCTCTTCACCAGAATCGGATACTTTTTGGCACGAGTATTCGCACCAATGATCTCGAACGTGTCATTGCCGTTGCTGATCTCTTTTCCAAGATCATCAGGGGACAGACCCCACAGAACAGCATTTCGCTTGAAAGTTTCGCCGTCCTTCGTGTTCACTGAACCATCAGAGTTTTCAGTTCCAACTTCCAGCTTGAACGTGGCTGTTGTGTGATTGAATGAAGCACGACCAACATCAATTTTCACACCATCAAAGTCCAGATGTTCATCCAGAGCTGACTGGATGGCGTCACGAAGTTCACGTACTTTTGCCCTGTCAAACATTTGATTCTCCCTGTTGAAAAGAATTGTCTTACACCCAACTGTCAGGGTGTCAAACTTGAACAAGCAACCAGTAATGTGGCGTTGAATGATTGCAGTTAACAGTAGTCTTTTTAGGACGGTATGTCAGCCAACCGCCCACAGACCAGCCCAGATAAAAACCCATCAGACATTTGCTGCGACCTTCAGCCAATAGCTTTCGGTCGTAGATTTCAGTGTCTTCAGGCAATTGTTCGCCTGCGGTTATCTCTCGATAACCATCAGGGCAAGGCCACTGTTTCCGAACTTGACTCTTCGCCATTTGACTCTCCCAAATCAGGTGTCAACAAAAAACACTTTGGCGGTCAAAGTGAGATCCTCCAACAGTTCAGTACAAACACCATTCCTGCCGATGTTTTTGTCGTCCCACTGAACCCACACAAATCCATCAAGATCCTTTGCCCCATCTTCTGGTGGGTCAATAACACGACCACCACAGGGACGAGATTTGCTTTGATTTAGAACTACTGTGCCGGGTCCAATTTTCATCAGTCTAACCCCAATGCTTCACGTCCAACAAACTTGCCTTCGGTGAAACCAAGTGAATACAGAATGTCCGATGCCAGAGTGTTGCCGACTTCATAGTCACACTCTTCATCACCTTCGATCCATTCGGTGTCCTCACACAACCGTCTGAGGAATACTGGAAAACTCTCCGGGCTGATATCACAGTCAAGAGTGGTCGCCAGCACCAGCTTGTCGCCAGTCTTCCAGTATTTGGTGTCAGATGTCGCAGTGATAGACCGCTCACCGTTGCTGAATGAATCCCCACGGGCAGGAACATAGCAAGCCTGCAATCGACTATCGATGCCGATGTTCACCATCTTAGTGGCTACTCGGGCTTCATCCTCACAGGTGATGCTCATGGTGAAATTCTCACCAGCACATGCCCTGATGATATCATCGTACTGGTACGTGTAACCGTTGCAGAAAAGCTGTCGTGTGTCGTCCATCGTTTCTCTCCCAGATAAGGTTGTTGATGACAATTTACTGGGTGTCAAATAAAAAAGGCACCCGGTGACTAACATCATCACCGGGTGCCTCAACAGGGGACGACAGGGCGTCAAGCTGCCTTTCGCTTACTAGGCTTCTTCTGTTCCAGTCGGCGGAAAGCATTGTCCATCTGTTTGTCAGACTTGTTACCTGCCTGCCACTCAAGCAGGACATTCATCACATCATGAAAGTCCTCGAACTTTTCGTCTTCCAGACGTGAGTTCAGGTAAGTCTTCAGTTCCCGAATCGAGCGGGTAATGCTCTTAGCAGGCTTCTGGTCCGAAGGTGCCGGAGCTTCACCGAAAATCGCATCAGCTTCCGAATCATCATCGTCCACGTCGGCGAGATGATGATCTCGCAACTGTGATCGAACATCCGAACCACTCACCTTGCCGTTGTCCTTCTGACACTTGGCGATGATTGCTGCTCGTTCCTCGGTGTCCACATCCAGCAGATCAACAGCAACCTGCGTCGGAAGCTGACCAAGGTGAACCATTCGCTGCTCCTCATCACTCAGAGACAGCAGCTTGCGGAGCTTGCCAACCTGAGTCACAGAACAACCATAAAACTTGGCGATGTCCGTGTCACTGTCACCGTGCTCACGCATCCGGTTCTGGTTGTGAGCATCGTCGATGTCCGAACAAGCATTTCGCTCGTTGTTCTCGGCGATATTGCGGTACAAAGCTTCCTTATCGTTGCAATCGGCAACGATCACCTTGAGCGTGAACTCGGGATCATGGTACTGAACCCCTTCGTGCTCAAATCCACTGCGGATCAGACGGGCAGCAGCAGTTCGGGTGAATCCCAGAACCAACTGAAGTTTTTTGTCCTGAACTCGGCGAGCCATGACCGGCTGCAACTGAGTCTTTTCCAACATGGAAATTGCACGACTGATGATATCAGCCTCTGTCGGTGCAAATTTCCGACCTCGAAGATCGTCCTTGACGATGATTTCGTTGGGATCAACGAAAAAGTAATCCCGACGCTTCACGTCACCTGCGTTCAATGCCGTAGCCATTCTGTAGTCCTCTGCAAAACTAGGAAAAAAGTTGTCATTCACACTGTCTTGTCGGGTGTCACTGATCGCTCATTGTGCCACTCAACATCCACTACACCCTGTGCATCACTACGAGTTAAACCCTTTTCTTCATAGGCTCGAACTCGCTTCTCGTATTCTGCCCATTCCTCTGGGGTCTTAGGATGAATCATCAATAAAACCCTTGTTCGGTGATGCAGGAGAGACTTGAACTCCCATTTCAGCAAACCTTCAACATACTTTTCCCGTGTCTCTCGGGCCTTTCTGCCAAAGGAGACATATTTGCTGAACTCTACCTGACTGCACCATGTGTTTCAAAATGAGGGACAAGCAACACACTCATCCCCCGTGGGACTTCCTCTCTGTCTTTTCTTACTGGGTGTCCACTTTGGGAACCAATGGCAATCTGTCGCCTTCACCAAACATATATTCCTCTGGATCATCCTTGAAACGAACTACGCACTCGTAATATGACTTCGAGTGGTCCTCAAAGACAGATTCAACTGTCTTCTCATGACAAATCGTGTCAGTTTCATATATCACGGTGTCACCTTTATTCAAATCACAAGGCTCAACCGTAAATGTCTCTGGAATATCCGTTTCCCGACTAACAGCTCCCATGATGGCACCCATCACAGTCAATGGTTCTTCTGCCCATTCAGAAGCTTCCCACATAACCATCTCAAAACCGTTTGAGTCCACCAACCGAACATATTCACATTCAGCCGGATAAGCAGGACAAACCAGTCGGAGACCATTAGGAAGCAAAACACTGCATTCCTTCTCTCGATCAATCGGTCCATACTGCGGGTTAAATGGCCCCATCAATCTCGCTCCTTTTCAAAAAAACAGGATCACTCAGCTTCCGATTCACCGATGAATCAATCTCGCTCCCCAAAAGGAAATAATGCAGATCGTGCCTCATTAAATGCCTTCTCTGCCTCTTTGAACTTCTTACGGGCTTTTATCACGGTGTCCACACTGTGATTCGTTCGGTACTCCGGTGGAGAGTAAATCCGACTCACAAACCCACTCTGAATATCAGCAACATAAACGGTTTTCTCTGAGTAAATAGCCTCGCCACACTCCCTGCCTTCTTCAGTGTATGTCTCACAACACTTGACCAGATAAGAAACACTGTATTCCAACCCATTCCGCACAATCATTTGCAGAATAGGATCTGAAGGAAACTGTGATTCAATTTCCTTCAATTTGTCCTCAATCTTCTTGAACAAACCACCAGACTGTTTCCTGATGCTCTCACCAACATACTCACTGAAAAATTCAGCCAGTACAGGAAAAATCTCATTCGCTATCCGACTGGCTGTATTCTCGCCACGTACTCGAATTTCGAGCTTAGTTTGATTTCCCATGTCTCTCCCCTAGTAGTTGAATGGAATGTCGCCTTTGGGCCAAAAGGCTGCAATGACAAATGGTATTGTCAATGCAGCAACCAAAAGCAGTGTTGTCAGAGTGTTCATGGGTGTCCTAATCTACAATCGGGGCATTCAACCCACCTTGGGTCAAATAACGACGAACATCAGTCAGGTAATAAATTGGCTCGTTGTTTGAAGTGAGACCAATAGTCTGACCATCCATCCACTGAGAAAAATTCCCCCAATCACAGTTCAGACGTTGAAACTCCTGACGGAGCAATGTCTCCGTATAGCCCAAATCATGATCGGGATCAGCAAGTTGTTGGAAAAGCATGATCGGGATCAGCAAGTTGTTGGAAAAGCATGAGGTGTCCTACAGGTAATAATGCCAAGGCTTGCCGTCCATCTCCAGCACATCGTCTTCATCACCCAATAACTCAGCTATCTGAGTCAGTGATTTACGAGCACTGCCGTACAGCTTATCTGCCTCTGTGTCATCCAAAGATGATTCTCTGGATCGCTGAATGTCCGAAACATAAGACCAAAACAACTCTCTGAGCCGTGTTTCGGACATTTGTGTTAAATCAAGCATGATGGCCCTGCTGGCAAGTCCTGCTTCCAATAAGCCTGACCAACACCGATGTAATGATAAGTCGTGTAAACGTGTGATCCGTTGTGCCGTTGCACTTTAGTCAGATCAGAATTCCGACAACCTCCGAGCTGACAATAAGCTCGGTAAGATATCTGATTGTCATGTGTTGCTGGTATCATGGGTGTCCTTTGCGAAATTCTTGCCTTGCCCAAGAGGACCGGCCTTTAATTCCACATCCTCATCCCCAACATGATCCTGCAACAATTTCATCTCACGTTTCAGCAAAATGTGATCGTCGCCAGAACCACAAGCCATCACCCCTGTACGCAACACTGTTGCAATGTTGCCTACAGCTTCAGTGCGACCATAGTAAGATGCACCACTGGTAATTGACTTAAATACGTTGGGCATTAGCCTTTTCCTTGTAGCCATGAGGGATAGTGCTGTTGCGTCATTTGTGCCTTGTGCTTTTGAGAGGTTGGAGTGATGCCGCTAAGCATTTCGCATACTTCAAAGAAGCTTACGCTTTGAGTTGGCTGTTAGTTATCCCTCATTATTTCATTGGGTGTCCTCAAAAACAGAGATTATACTGAATCCGTTCTCCATCATCAGCCTCTTTTCCACCAAGCGGAGTTCGCTCATGACCCTAGT